GTTTCTGTAGCTAAATCAGCAGCAATTGCTTGTTCAGCGCCAGTAGCACGAGTTACTTCAGCAGCTAGATCAGTTGTTAGAACACCTTCAGCAGCAGTTGCACGAGTTGTTTCAGCAGCTATTGCGTTGGCATTTGTAGTATCGCCTGCGGCGCGAGCAGTAGCTTCGCTAGCCAAATTACCTGTTAATGTAGTTTCAGCAGCAGTAGCACGGGTTACTTCTGCGGCGATTGCACTAGCATTTGTAGTTTCAGCAGCAGTTGCGCGAATTACTTCTGCATCTAATGCATCTTGAACTGCGTCAACGGCAGCAGCATTTGCAGCTTGGGCGCGAGCGTCAGTATAGTACAAGTTAGCAGAACCTTCTGCTACATCGTCTGTAGTCGCAGCAGCCAAGTTAAAGTTAAAACCACCTGTAGCAGGATTATAACTTAAAACTGTCGGCTTGCTTGTTGTTAAACTTACTGCATCACGAGCTCTAGAGTCTGTGAAGTATAGGTTGTTGTTACCTTCGCTTACGCTGTCTGTTGTAGGAGCATTGAATGTTAGTACACCAGTTGCAGAGCTGTAAGATAGTAAGTTAGTATCGCTACTTACAACAGAAACGCTTTGGCGTGCGCGGGCCTGTGTAAAGTACAAGTTTGCGTTACCTTCAGCGATGTCGTTTGTATCTAATTCCACTACACCAGTTTGGCCGTTGACACTTTCAACAGTAGCCAAGCTGCTGATGATACCTGTAGCAGGATCATAACTGATATTTTGACCTGCACTTATAGAGTTGCGTGCTCTGTCAGTTGAGAAATATAGATTCACACCACCTTCAGATATTTTATCTGTTGTAGGAGTTGTGAATGTAAACTGGCCTGTGCTAGAACCGTAACTTAAGATTGTAGAATCATCGCTGCTTAAGCTCAAACTTTGACGAGCACGTAGTTGGCTGAAGTATAGGTTTGTACTACCTTCTAAAATACCATCACTGCTTGGGTGTGTATAAACAAAACCACCTGTTAGTGGGTTGTAGCTTAGTACACTTGTGTTGTCGCTAGCTAGGCTAACGGCTGCGCGAGCGCGAGCGTCTGTGTAGTATAAGTTCTGACCTTCTTGTACATCGTCAGTACTGTAGATCATTTGATCTAAAATAGCTTGATCAACATACTGCTTTGGTACAGCACTTAAATCACCAAGCGGATTACCACTTAGTATCAATTCACCTGTCATAGGTGTGCTGCCGTCTAAGGCAACTTTTGTAGCAATACTATTAGCTACGCTTGTAGCAAAATTTGGGTCATTGCTAATAGCCGCAGATAATTCATTTAATGTGTTTAAAAGATCTGGACTAGAATCGATCAATTCAGCAATAGCAGTGCGAACGAACGCTGTGCTTGCTAATTGGTTTGTGCTAGTAGACTGCGCCGCTGTTGGTGCGGTTGGTTGTCCACGTAGGTCTACGCTATCGATAATAGAACTTGACCTTGCTTTAATTAAAGGCATATTTTTATCCTAAATTATAATAATCTCTATTGAGATTCATTGGGTCTGATTTGTGTCTGTACCCAAAGACTGTGCCAACTCACTCAGTGTGTTTATTAACACCGGAGCTCCGTTGACTAAATTGCTTATTTCTTGTTGCACCATTGTTGTGGTTGCAATCTGTGAAGAAGCTATTGTTGCCGAAGGCACGCCGCCCAAATGGACGCTGTCTATAATAGAACTTGACCTTAATTTAATTAATGGCATTATTTCCTCCTCTGGCATTTTAAGTTTGGATGCCGCCAACGTGAGAAACAATAATGTTTATATGACTAACAACCAATAGTTCTTTGTTATATTAACCGAACCGTTTGAGGCTGTTACTGTGAAGTCGTATCGACTAGGGCTGCTATTATTAGGAGCAGTTCCTACGATACTGTTTGTGCTGCTTACTGATAACCAGCTAATTGCAGCGTCCCCGTCATATGCAGGGGAAATCGAAGTGCTTGTTGAGTTATTTACCATTATAGGAAAATTTATACTATCTCCAGGCCTAAAACGCCCAATATATGAAGTACTGTCTGTAAATTTTGGTTTACTTGCGCCATAATTAATTAGATTCTTAAAAGTATATTCATTTCCGCTTGTATCTACTAGTGTTAAATTTTGAGGCACGCTCCAAAAAGGATCTGCCATTTGATTTGTGTTTATCATTAGTTGTAGCATGCTTTCCATAGGATAGTCTATCCTGGAAATCGTTTTATCGCCAATCTTAGCACCGGTGCCATAAGTAATGTCTGTTGCTACTACCGTAATAGTTGTATACTGTCCGATAGTGCTGTAAGAAATTTCTCGTATTTTTGGACGAGGTCTATCGCTGGTTGTATTGCTACGAAGAATTCTAACTTGTATCCTGTCACCTGATGCTGGCGCTTCATCAAATGACAATTTTACACCGTCTATCACGGTATAACTATAATATGGTTCTTGGGTAATACCGTTTATAGAAACCACTAGTAAGTTAGGGCTACTAACACTTGTTTCTATATTAAATTCTAATGTTACGCCATCTCCGGAAAAATATCGAGTAATAGGAGTTAGACTATTAGTTTGGTTTCTAAATTGACCAAACGTAGTATCATAGACTAATAGTTCACCTGTTACCGGATTAGAAATTGTTACGTCTGTTAAGTTGTCTAAAGCTAGGCTAGAAATAACATCGGTGATACTAGAGCTAGAAGTTCCAATTCTACTATCAACATAGTCTTTATTAACTAGTAACTTCCAATTAGTACCATCATGATATTCTGGGTTGGATAAGTCTTTGGCATATCTAATAAGGCCTTCTGCCCCAGCTGGGCGTTGTACTTCTATCCCCGAAGGCAATTTTAGTGCGCCAGTAGAGTTAACCGCTAACACGCCTGTTTCCGGTGTTAGAGCTTCTGTTTGATGATTTATTTTTATTGCCATGTTATACTGCTACTGCGTCTACGACTGCTGTCCAATTGACAGTATCGCCGGCGATGCCAAAACATTCTACAAATAATTCCCCTGCTGGGCTAAAAGAAATAGAAGGGTCAGTAAACCCAACAGAATCAACATAAGTGTTAACAACATAACCACTGATAGTTGTTGTCCCTTCTATGTAGCAGCCTTTTATTTCGTAAGCTGCTGAATTATTAGTGCCTCGGCCTATTATGTACGCTGTAAAGAATACTGTAGATGCAACCGAGAAATTTTCATCTTCTCTATTTTTAAGTACTGTAGAAGTAATCCCATTTGTTACTCCTGTTAGCGATAGTCTGACATTTTTTAGTCCAATTTTAAAACTATCGGTTGTTGTGCCATGTAACTTTGTAAATAGATCAGACATTATTTGTTCCAGCTTTCGAGAATCATTTCTTCTAATGTATTTATTATACTTTTACCAGCAGGTGCTTGCATCCATAGTCCTTTAGGGCATTCGGACCCGGCAAAGGTTGATTTAGCCGGCATATAACAGCCGCACTCTGCGCATGTTTCAAACTTTTTAGAATAAGACTTGCATGTTTTACAAATATTAAGACGCTGTTGTTTTACTTCGTGTGCTACTGTTTTAAACATGTTAATATTTATAAACAACAAAAGGACTTTGCGGTCCTTTTGTTTGATGGTTAGTACCAAAGATACTATTAAGCGTACTTAACAGAACCCATAGCAATCTTACCTAGGTAATCAGCAGCGTTACCTAAGCTAGAAGCTGTGTTTGTCAATTCAACATAACCATAACGTGTCATGAAGCTTACAACTGGTTCCATTGTGCTTGGATCTAGAACAACACCAGAACTCATCAATGGGATATATGGGCAGTAGAATGCTGCTGCGTCCATTTCATTAGGACCCTTATAACCAACTAAGATTGGAGTTGTAGCATCAGCGTAGCTGTCTACGTAAACACGAACGCTGCTGTTTAATGTACCAGCAAATTTTGTGTTTGTAGGAGCTTCGAAAGTACCTTCTGTAGTACGAGCAAACGCACTAGTTGTAGCACTTTGTAGAACTGTCAATGCTGTTGGGCTAACAACAACATAGTTACCAGCGCCACGACGTGTACGTTGAGCGATCTTGTTAGCAACATCATTGATCATGATAGCTAATGTAGCGTGCTGGTCACCAACATAAGTTGCTGTACCAGTGAAGCTTGTTCCGCCAACTGCTTGGTCGAATGTGTGGATAGCTGTACCGCTTAGAGCACGTAGTTTACCTAATAGCTCTTGGTCGATTTCAGCTGTGATTTCCTGTGCTAGAGCAGCCATGATTTCTGCTTCAACGTCCAAACCGTGCATAGCTTGTGCGTCTTGAGCAGCTTCAAAAGTCCAGCGAGCAGACATCTTACGTGTCTTAGCTTCAACTGTTTGCTTTAGAATTTGGATGCTTAGTTTCTTACCAACTTCGCCTTCCATGCTAGCTGTAGAAACACCGCCTGGATTACCAGCATCACCGTTACCGCTGTATGCTTTAGCAATGTTAAATGGGCTTAGAGCTTCGCTACCTGCTGTAACACCAGCAGCAGTTTCAGCATAACGAACACGTAAAGTATGGATTTGACCAACTGGACCTGTCATTGGCTGAACACCAACGATTTCGTTAGCGATAACTGTAGGCATAACACGACGGATAACAGGTAAAATTACCTTGTTTAGAACCGCGATGTTACCGCTTTGTGTGGCGCCTGCACTAGCAGATTCCATAATGTTTTTCTTTGTGTTTTCTAACACAGATTCCATGACAGCCTTACGGTTGCCATTTAGCCCTTCTAGTAGAACGTCTTTAGTAGCAGTCCAATTTTGGGCTTCGAAAAGTTTCTCAGACATAGTAGTCTCCTTTAATTATTACTTTCCAATACCGGCTAATTTTCTTAGTGAGATAATGTCTGCTGGTGCAGCGTCTTCACTAGAAGTTTTGTTGCCTGTTACCGCAGTCTTCTGCGATGTTGCGCTTTCAGAAATAACAGATTTGCCTGTTGGCTTAGCTGCTGTTTCATTCAATACGGCTGGTAGATATTTGTTGTATGATTCACGTAGGCTTTCTGTCTTAGTTGTCTTTAACAGATCTTCCATGATATCACGTTTCTCTTTACCAAGAGGTGCTACCAACTCTTGCATAATTGCTTGACGCTTTACAGTGTCTTCGGCAATACGAATTTTTGCGGCTGCTTTTGCAATTTCAGCATCTTTACTTTCAACTAGCTTAGTTGTTTCGTCTAGTTTAATAGTTAAAGCGCTTAATTTGTCACCAAGTTGTTTAACTTGTGTGCCATCTGCAAATCCACTTGCCATAAACTCAGCAGCAAATGCTTCCATGATCTTACGACCAAAAGCGTTTTCACGGCTAACTTGAATATCTTCACGTAGCTGGGTGATTTCTGTGCGTAGAGTTTCTGTTAGAAGCTTTTCTGTTTTAACAGCAGCTTCTTTAATGAATTTTGCTTTTGCATCAGCAATAACTTTGCGACCTTCTTTTACTAGGTCGACACGAGCCTTGACTAACTTGTCTTCATCTTCTTTCAACTCACGTAGTTCGTTGCTTAGTTTCTTAAGAGCAAATTCTTCAAGTTTTTCAAAGTTTGTTTTCTGAGCATTGCGGTCTTCTCTAAGTTCCTTAACTTCCTTAGCTAGTTGTTCCATAACAAACTTGTTTAGTAGTCGAGCATGTTCTTTAACTTGCTTCTTGTAAGAAACTTTCGCTTCTACAAGACCGCGTTTGTCAATAGACAACTCTTCTAGTTCTTTACGGATAGCTTCAGAAATCATTTTGTCAGCAGCTTCTACAATTAGGCCTTTATCGTGTTCATAGCGTTGGCTGAATTCTTCACGTAAAGTAGCTTCCACTTCTTCACGCAAAACTCTAGCTTGGCTTTCCCACGCCTCTTGTAGTTGGCTTTGGACTTCCTCAGATAAAACCCCAGTACCGAATAGTTCTTTAATTCCGCTCATCTTAGTCCCCTTATTTTTTATTTAGGTTATTGATGAACCTGAGAACCTCTTCCTTGAGGTATTTTTGTGCAGTAGTATCATATCGTGCAGAGCTTGCAACGTCTATAAGAGCATTGCGTCTACGATCCATCATTACACGTTCGTAGATAGCTTTTGGATATGCACTAGGAGCACTCGGTTGTGCCACGATGTCCACCGTGACAATTTCAAAATCAGTAACGCCACCAGATTCATTGACGTTACCAGAACCCCTACTGGAAACACCTAGCTTAACACCACTCTCTAAAAGAGTTTTTACGATGTTGCCCATTGGTGTAGGTAGGATTTTTAGCTTACCAATTCCGTTGTTTTCGTTCATGTACATATTAGTAATCATGTGACTAACACGGTCTAGGTTAACCTGCAGGTCATCGGGGTGATCGGCTTCGCCGAGTACACTATAACCATTTTTAATTTTTTCAGCAATGACATTACATGCATTGGCAATTTCGTTAACGGGGTAAACACGTTGGTTTTGGTTTTTAACCCCGCCCTGAATAAAAATACCTTCCATGTAGAGGTCTTTGCCGCCGTGGGCATTTTCAACTAAGTTAGTACGAATACCAGCTTGGTCGTAAGTAAGAGCTTCTACTAATGGTAAAGCCATGTTATTAAGCCTTTGCTACCGGACTAGTTTTGTTGCTAGCGCTGTCGCTGTTCTTTGGAACAGCTACGCTCTTTTGAGCAGGAGCTTTTGCGTTACCAACTTTGTTAACGTTACCCATGTCGTCAGTCTTGCTGCTTGGAGTTGCCATACCAGCGCCTGCTTCACCTGTAAACTTAACAGCCTTAGCACCGTTAGCACTGATCTTAGCACCGTTGCTTACTGGGCTCTTTGTGTTTTGTCCGTCATCGCCATGTGTTGGCTTTGCAACAGCTTTTAAACTTACGCTTTCGCCCATTGCTGCAAACTCGTCGTCCGCTGCAGAATCATCTGCTGGAACGTCTGCATCTGCTGCTGGCTCTTCAGAACCTTCACCGCCCATTAGGTCAGCAAAAATTGCTTTTAAGTCTGCTAGTGCATCATCAACTTTTTGTAGAGCTTGTTCGGTTTCACCGTCAGCACCAGCTTCGTCAGCAGCACCTTCGTCACCGCCCATAGCTAGATCAGCAGTTGCTTCATCTTCACTAGGCTCTTCTGCGCTCATAGGATCTTCTTCCTCGTCGCCTTCGGCTTCGCCGAATAATTGTTCGTCTTCAAGATCCATTTCATCTTCGATGATTTCGTCTTCGAAGTCTGCACCAGCGGCTCCGCCGATACCTTCTTCTAAGTCTTCTTCAGAATCTTCTTCTGCTGCTTCGTCAAATTGACTTAGCTCTTCATAAATGCTTTTGCCTTTTGCAACAAAGAATTGGTGTAGCAACTCGCTTGCACGGTCCTCTTCCTTATTAATCAAGGCCTCTAATACTTGTTCTAATGTATGTTTAGACATTGTGTTCTCCTTTGGCCAAAGTGGTTTGTCTGTAATGTATTTACAGGTTTATTCAAAATAATATTTAAAATGGCATTAAAAACGCAGTTTTCTCTAAGAAATTAAGGTTAAGTATGCTAGATTTACATTGCCGCAGGGCGTTGATAAATCTTAGAATACAATTCTTTGCGTTTTTCCATTTCTAACTTGCGAATTTCTCGCATTTTTCTTAGCTTACCTAAATGCTCAAGTGTTAGTCTAGGACGGCGTGTATCCATATTTTTTGCTTGAGCAAATTCATTTTCAGCAGGGTCTTGATGCCCTAATCTTACTTCATTAAGTCGCACTTGCTGGTCCTCCTGGTGCTGTTGGTGCTGTTGGAGCAGGTGCAGGAGCACCTCCTAATGGGCTAGGAGCTTCTGCTCCCGGTTCTGGTGGGGCTTCTTGACTTAAATCACCTAGCTGCCCTAGATCATCTTCAGTAGGACGTTGTATGCCTAGACTGTTTAGGTCGCCGCCGGCTAATGCTGCATCGACTTCTGTAGAAGAAACTGCACCGTCTGGGTTTTCTTCTTGCCACATAGTTTCGTTTTCTACAAGCTCTTCGTCTGTTAAGCCTAGATACTTCTTCAATACAAAACGTCTACTCAAGTAGGCAACTTCACTTAGCTGTCCGAATACTGCTGCACGAGCATTATTAACTTCAATTTCACGGTACTCGCTAAAGCTCTGCGGCGGTAGGAAGTTAAGTTTAAATGTACTAGAATCTAGTTCAATGCCTTTTTTCTTTAAGAACATTTTAAATTCTTTATCTAACGGTCCTACAATTAAGTTTTGTAGTCGTTGGCAATATTTGTTAAAACGATATTCCTGAATAAAAGCGGTACCAACTCGACCGTCATTATAAACTGCCGTTCCGTCGTCAGGGCCTGTTGGCATATAACTACTAGGAATACGTAGTGCTCGCATCAACTTGTTTGTAAAATACTTCAAGTCATCAATCTGACCTAAGTTGTCGCCACCTGGCAATACTTCAACTTTACTACCGCGACCTTCTGCTGTTTGAGCAAAGAAATAGTCTTCTAGCATGCTTAACGGGTTATAGCTGCTGTCCATAATGCTAGTACCACCACCTGTTCTACTTGGAATACGGCGTTGGTGGATTTCATTTTTAACACGTTCTACAAAGCTCATAGCCATGTTAGCAGGCATGTTACCAACGTCAATGTAGAATACACGGCGTTCCGGGGCACGTTGCACTCGATAGATAATAATACTATCTTCTAGTAAGCTCTTTTGTTGATATACTTTATAAACCGCTTCTAGAATACTTGTACCAAACGGATAGTTTGTATCCATGCCTTCACTTAGACTTAGATGCACTACATGGCTAGCATTAACTGGCGTTTCTGCTTGATTGCTATTAGTTCCTGCTGCTTGTGGACTAGCAAATTGTGTAAATGCTGTTTTAGAAAATTGAGTAGGACCAAAATTGTTATCTGTAATTAAAGGATCAGAAGCAACTTTATCAACAACATCTAAGCTAATGTTTTTCATAATAAACTGTTCAACTTCTTTGCCTTTGGCTTCGTTGATAATCAATTTACTAACATCTTCTGCACTTACATAGTATAATTCATACGTTTCGGGATCGCGTATAAAGAACTGATCGCCATACTTTAATGCATTACGGACCATACGCCAAATGCGTTTGTTCCATTCGTTTATCATGCACCACTGGCGAAGACTGCGAGTTAATACACTTACTTCTGCTTCAGTAGGTTCGTTAAAATGTTCAATTGTAAAAGGTAAATTACTTTCAAAATCAAACTGTGTGCAAAATTCTGCAACGGTATCTAATGCAGCATTAACTTCGCTATCTGCATCCATGATTTCATATTGACCATAACGGTCAACACGGTTAGGTGCACCAGTATATACATCTTTTAGCCAACTGCTAAATTTGGTATTAGTGCCGTTATGTGCAGAAGTATTACCACGTGATTTAGCAATCTCGTTAGCAGTCTGCGGTATTTGGAAATGCTTTCTCCATGACATATTATTGTACCTTTATCTTTCTGCCGGGAAAATAGCCAGCTGGTTCTTGCCCTGGAATATACATGCCTGTAACCTGTCCATTATTATACCATCGTTTTAGTTTCATTGTTTCTCTTATTTTAGCGTTTCTACCGTCATCTTTTCTTCCCAGGTTTGCTAAACGAATTTTATTTTTTGTTTCTTCTGACTGTTGCAACTGTGCTAATCTCATACGCTCCTTTGTCTCATCTGACTTTTTTACACCAATCTTAGATTCTGATATTTTTTTCTTTGTTTCTTCAGAATGACTCCACCCCGAAGTGCAAGCCCATCTATTAACTTTGATATTATCAAGCAAGCCTCCGTCAATTCGTCTTCCAAATTTATTAATAAGTTCATTTTCTAGAATTAAAGCTTCTATTTCAGTTAAACCGTCTTTTATTATTAAACGTCTTTCTTTAGGAGGTAATACTGTAAACGTATGCTCTGCATGCATACGTTTACCTTTACCTTTTCCTATATAATACGGAACCAAATCTTCAGTTACGTATTGATAGACATAAAACTCTTTCTGCCAGCTCATTTATTTTATCCTGTAGTGTATTTATAAAGCATTATTAAGTATTGAACTGTAAATTGCTAATCTTACGTTCTGTACTAGCTTGATAACTTACACCTCTAGCACTTATTTGGTTACTATAACCGCTTTCTTCTCTAATAGCTCTAAGTTCTTGTAGCATTTGCTGGCTTTGAGCAAGTGTATCTTTATAGTCTTTTTCTGCTTTTTCTGCTGCACTTAGTTGTTCTTTTTGTAGCTCATCTTTAGCAGATTGCTCATCTTTGTTTCCAAAGAATTTTTCAAATCCACCATAAATTCCCCCAAGTACTGCACCTGCTATAGCCCCTTTCGGTCCAAGCATCATCCCCATAGAGCCCCAGCTTGCTGCTGTACCTATAACTCCTAATGCTTTTCCTGCGGTAGTATCTTCACCTACTGCTCCTGCTGCTGCATTTGTTAAGCCCCCAACAACTGCTGCTGCTCCTAAACCCTTAACCACACGGCTGGCTACTCTGCCAGCTTTTGATTTTGATGCCGAAGAACCTGTATCATACCAGCCGCCTACTGTTTGTCCTGCTCGTTTTCCTGCTTCGTAGGGATTGGATTTAATATTATTAATTGTTGCAGATAGTTTTATTGCTGCTGCTTGTAAATTTTTAAACGATGACGTTAAATTTCCAGATGCAAATGTTAAAAGTTTGTACATACCGACTGCACCTACTATAACTGCACCCAGCCCTAATAAGCCGCCAACTAAAGTTGCCATTACTCCATGCACATTTTCTAAACCTGGAATAAACTGAAAAATTCCATCAACTACACTACCAATAGCATTAAAAATCGCGTTTAATCCACTTACTACTGCACCAATCACAGAAATAAACGCACCCCAATCGATATTGTTTAATAATTTTAAGAATGGAATTGTCAGAGCTTGCATGTTAGCTTGCAAATCTCTTACCGCGGCATTAAATTCCTGTGCTGTTTTATCTTGAGCCCTACGTTTTACATTTTCCGAACTATTATAATTTTCTGCTTCGTTAGCCATAGCTAGCAGTTGTTTAGCACTTTCACCTACTGCGCCACCTAGCATAGCAAACTGATTAAGTTCTGCACTTCTGCTTTTTGTTTCGCTTATAATCATTTCACGCAAACGAGCTCTATCAGCTTCTGTAACTTTCTCACCACGAGAAGCGGCTTGTGCTTGACGTTCGATTTCATTATAAATTCCGCTGCCGGCTAGAACCATGTTCTTACCAGTTTGTGTAACTACCATAGGCAAACCACTTAATGCACTTTGCAATGCATCTTTAGCAATCTGTTCTCCTTGTTCACCGAATATTCCTTTAAGGCTAGCAGTAAATGTTTGCACCGCTGAACTTACTTCTTGACTACCGGATTTCGCACTTCTAACAAAGTTTGCCACAATAGGATCTTGAGCTAATTTTGCAGCGGCTTGTGCCAATTCTAATGTACTCTTACCTGTTCTATTTGCTAGATTATCTAGTTCTTCTCCTAGCATCCTTGAGTTTTTAACAACAACTTCTTGTGCTTGGCGGCCTTTGAATCCTTGTGCTACTGCAACTTTAACTTGTTGTGCTGTTAACATAGCAAGCTGATCATTACTCATTCCTAAGTTACCCACGCTCTTTGTTGCACCCCTGACTTCGCCTACTAATAAACCAAATTGTTTTGCACCGCTTGTTGCACCCGAGCCTAATGCAGCAAAACTACCTCCAGTTTCACCTAACGCTTTATTGAATTCTCCAACACTCAAACCCGCTGTTTTTGCTGCAATAGCAATGTCAAAAATATTTCCGCTTACTCCACGCTGCAAGCTGTCTTTTATGGTGTCTGCATAACCTGTTAAACTGCCCACTGCTGCACCAACACCTAAAGAAAGTTTAGTTGCCATTCCAGGAACAGATTTAAATGCAAAACGCCAATTACCACTAACTAACGGACTAAAAACTTTATCTAATTCTTCAACTGCATCCCCGAATGATTTAGCTTTTTTCGAGTTGTTTTCTAAATCTTCTGCTAGTTCTTCGGATGCTTTTGCTTCTCGTTCTTTAGCTTCTTCTAAACGACGTTTTATAACTAATTGCTTATTGTTTCCGCCGGTAGCAGTACCGCCGGCAGCTTTTAACATGTCTGATGAGATTCTGATCAACTTTTCCATTTGATCAGCCATAGCAAGACCGTCTAATGTAAAGTCAATCCTTTCACCATTAGGCATGAAAATTTGAGCAGTTGCAGATTTAGCCATTAAATACGTATATAAATATAAGAATAGTCCTTATACAATATTTAGTAGGAAAAATTATGGAAAACCAAACCAATCCTTTAAAAAGTTATTTTAGAAAGCCTGGCATTTGGGCCAAGTTGCCTAGCCAAGGAAAGTTTTATTCGCAAGCTGTCACTGACTTAAATGAAATGGGAGAGATACCAGTTTATCCTATGACTGCTAAAGATGAACTCTTGCTTAAAAATGCAGACGCACTGCTTAACGGTACTGCAATTTACAGCATGCTTGCAAGTTGTGTACCATCTATTAAGAACGTCGAAGAAATCCCTAGTATCGACTTAGACTTATTATTACTAGCTATCAGACGTGCTAGTAATGGAGAGTCAATGGAAATTACTACCACACACAATTGCCAAGACGACAAGCCAGCAGAAACAGAATCTTCTTTAAATTTAGATTTTATGATTGCAACGGCAAAAACTGTCGGAGACATTGCCCCTATTGAATTCAATAACGGCATTAAGGTTTATGTTAAACCTGTTGCATTAAAGCAGTTATTAAATTTAAACTGGGCACAGTATGAACAAGTCAGAAACATTCAGTTAGCTGAACAACAGGGTGTAGACGAGAAGCGTAAAGTAGAAATTCTACAAGCAGGTTATACTGTTTTAACGGAGCAAAACGTTAAAATAGTATCAGATTGTATCGATACTGTTTTGTTACCAGATGGCACTGCCGTTAATGCAGCTGGGCATATTTTAGAATGGGCAACGGACCTTAATAAAGAAGACTTTAACAAGTTAGAACGAGCAATATTAGGTCTAGGACAATTAGGCGTAGAGAAAAAGTTCAAAGTACAGTGTCGACATTGCGGCGAAGAATACGAAACTGAACTAGACTTGAATCCAACAACTTTTTTCGAATGAGGCTTTTGGCTCTTAAGTCAGGGCCTGAAATTATGAAACTTCTAAAGTCATTAGAAGCAGAGTCAAAAGCCATAATAGAAGACGTAGCAACTCTAGCCATATACAGCGGTCAAAGTTATGACCAATTATGGAATATGAGCTATGATGAGAAGAAGATATTCCTTAAAATACTCAAAGAGAAAATTAGTCTTGATAAGGGCATAAAGCCTAAAGATGTTTTAACACAAGATAGATTTTAAGTTGTTCATAGAACAACAAAGAATAATGTTTTATACGCTTACGCTAACAAAACATTATTCTTATCGATTCTTTTGTTTAACATTTCTTACTGTTCTTTAAGTGAGTATATATGCCAAGGTTTTGCAGTCGTACTTAGCCCCGTTAGGGGCTAAAAGTAAAAATAACATGCCGGAGGCCCATTATCGTAATCCATCGCTGCAACTTAAATTAAGCTAGGGCGGTTATGCTGTACCCTTTTACGCAGTCCTATAACGCAGAAACTTGTAGCTGATAGATGAACACTAAGTTTCTTGTGGGTTGCAATGACTCAACAGAGCCCACTCTTTTTGTCTCTACATACACATGCCAGCGTCTTTCAAGACCAACGCTTCAGCCTGACATCATCAGGTTAGTGGCATTCATGTCTCCGCTACTGCTCGGAATTTCCTACCGTCACACATCAGAACGGATTCGGACACCTATTCAACTTGCCGGTGTGAGCATTATCAGTAGAGCTTGGACCTTAGGGATATCCTGATTAAATTTTGTTTTTTATGTGGGAGCCGTGAACGCGAACCTGTATATGACCATTATAATATTCGTCTGATTCTAAAACTTTTCTTTCGAACTGTTCGCGTGCTTCGAGATATGATGTTAGTGCCTTACTGTTGCAGTAGTGGAGTATTTCACGGGTAAATTTGTCTGAGCCGTAGAGTTGTACATCTTTAGTTAGTTCATCTGATGAGCCATAATAAGTTTGCCAGTCTGATTCGATTTTGCCTCGAATTTTTTTCTTCTTTTTGGTGCCGTTTTTGAGTTTTACAGTTTTATAAGTTGTCTTGGAGAATTTTGCCAGTTTTTTGCCAATATACTTGCGACCATTGACTGTGTTTTCTATCATGTAAACGAAGCCAACACAGTCTTCAGGAAGTTGTTCTACTATCTTACCTTCAAATAGCCACATAGGCTATTACTTAGCAGATAGAGCCGCTTTCTCTTCGGTAATTTCTTTACGACGAGCTTTTACAAGTTTAGCAACTTCTTGCAGTGCCTTGCGAGCACGACCCGCCGCAGCTTTTACTTTCTTGTCTGTAAATTTTTGATTTTCTTCAATGTAAATTTGAAATTGTTTAACAAGTTCTTCTTGTGTGTTGATTTGAATTGTTTCTTCTGTCATTTTATGATTCTACCATTTCTATATCTGTGTTGAATGTTGTAAAGCCATTCTCTTTTACTACTTGTAGTATGTTATTTACACGCCCGACCAGTTCATCGCGGTGGCTAACTAAGAAGATATTCTTCCGATTTTCTCTAGCCATCTTTTTCAGCAGGCCTAGTGCATTATCTACACCATTGGCATCTAATCCATTGTCTATCAATTCGTCGATAAACAACAAGTTGATTGGACGATTTAGACTTTCATAAACATCTCTGAATGCCCAGCTTAGTCCTAATATCAAACGATTTCGTTCGCCGCGTGACAAGTTATCAAAGTCAAACTCTTGTCCAAGCTGTGTGATATCTACTTCTAAGTCGCTACGGAATTTAACCTCATGCGGCAGTGCAAGTTTTTCTAAGTAATACGCTAGTCTATGATTCAAGTAGCTTAAGTTTTGTTCGATAATACGCTTTCGAATAAAGCTATCTTTGCTAGTTAGCAGTTTAAGCAAGAACTCTTGATGTTCATTTAGTTTAGTAAGACTATTGATAGTTTCAAAGTTGATTTCTTCGATAGCACTAGTCTTTAAATGTTCGATTTGTTCAACATATGGATCTAACTCTAGTGCCCTACGTTCAAATTGGTCTTGTATAGTTTCTAAAGTGCTCTTGTGATTTACAGCATCATTGATATCGTCGTAGCTTACTATGGGCTTTTTACCCAATGTGCCGATTGCAGTAATAACCTCGGCGTGTTCTAGTCTCTGCGTATCGTTAGCTAGTAGTTGCAATGCACATTCTTGACGTTGATCCAATTTCGATTTTAAAATTTCTTCTTGTTTGGTATCATGAATGTCTTGGCCGCAAGCATGACACTTGTGATCTTGTAGAAGTTCAATTTCTTTATCTAGTTTGGCAATAGTTCTAGTTTGTTTAGCATCATCGGCTTCGATGTTGGCAAGCCATTTAGTTGCTTCGTCGAATTTTTGTTTATCGGCACGCCATTTAGTCAACGACGAATGATTTTCTAGTTCTTGTGCAATGTCTATGTTTAGTAGTTCAGTTATCGCAGCATCCAACTTTTCGAGATCTTCTGCTTGCTTGGTTTGCCAAAGACGACTACGACGTTCGAGGTCATCGATAGATGTTTTAATTTTATTGTTTGCATCTGTTACCGCTTTAATTCTAAATTCTTCTTCCTTGACAGAATCTTTTGTATTCTTAATCAAGTCTTTGAGTAGCGTTGCTTTTTCACTTAGCTGTGTAATGCCAAGTAGCTGTTCGATGATAACTCGCTGGTCATTTGTTTTTAAACTTAGAAAAGGTTCGGTGTAGGTATTAAGCGCACAGATATGCTTAAACATATCGTGGCTCATACCCAAGAGGCGTTCTATTTCCGCTTGAGTTTCTTTATTTTCGCCTTGCTGTTCTTCGCTAGCACCTCGGCCTACTTCTTGGTCATCTACAATAAACTTCAGAACATTAGGTTTACGACCGCGTTCGATTTTATAACTATGTCCATTTACTTCTAGTTCGCAAGTGACTAACATGTTTTTACTGTTGGTCTTGTTGATAAGATTGTCTTTGCGAATGTTAGTAAGAGCATTACCGTATAAGGCATAGCTGAGAGCGTTAACGATAGTAGTCTTGCCAGTACCATTGCGACTGCCATCGCCGCCAAGGTCCAAGTTGTTACCCAGCACAAGAGTAAGACCATGCTGGTCGAATCTCAACGCTTGTGTAACGTTACCGACTGATAGAAAATTTCTAACTGTTAGATTTTTTATTTTAATCATCGTTTAATTATATATGTAACCCGGTGTAAATGTCAACTAGCACCTGCTTGCTAACTACATCACTTTCAATTGCGTTAAGTTGACTGACAACAATTTGGTCAACTGATTCGAAATGAACATCACCACTCCAATCTTGTGCATGTTCTTCGCGTTTAGCCGGGATAAGATTTATTTCTCGCAACCGATAAGTTTCTTGCCAAGTTTCTTTTAAGAAGGTTGCTTCTTCGAAACTAATATCAGCATCGCAGGTTACTCGTAAAAAGCTATTTTGGTTCATATAGCGATCTGGATCTTCGATAAGCCTTGTTAAGTCGATAGTCTTAAAGCTAGGAGCATCGGGCCATGCATGGTATTGTGGTTTTCCTCCCCATTCGAGTATCATCATACCGCGATCGTCATCCCATGCATCGCTGTAGTTGTGCGGGAAACAGTTTCCAGTATAATGTACATTACCCTTACGTTGACGTAAATGGAAATGTCCGCTAAACACATATTCTTGATTGGGAAAGTGTTCGCTGTTAAGTCCACCGTGATCCGGCATCTCAACCATAGCGTTCATTTTAAAGCTAGGCAGTTCGAAATGACCAAATACATAACGACTATCTAGTCGCTTCATTGCAGTCCACTCGTCACCTACTAGCCACGGAACAAGACTAACGCCGCCTTCTGTATAAACATCATTAACCAAAACAATATTTTTTTGATTACGAATAAACGGTACACTGTTTAGGTCCCGTTTTTCACGATAGTACAAATCGTGATTACCTGGGATAAAGAAGAACCGCTCGAAACGTTTACTAATATAGTCGATAGCTTCGACGGTATAGTTAAGTGTGCTTACGTTTACAGTGGCACGATGATGATGCCAATCTCCTTGAAAAATGGCGACGTCGCACCCCTCTTCCCTCGCCGTCTTGCAAAACCACTTGACAAAATTCATACAGTCGTCGTTATGTGCTTTACTGTTTTGTCTCATTCCGAAGTGTATATCGGTAAACACTGCCGCTTTTTTAAATAAGTCCATTATTTTACTCTACAATCTATTATAGGATCTCTTAATTTGATAATTTTATAACCTTTAAAATTATCTTTTTTGGCGCATACTACTAAACCATATCGCGCATCTATTTTTAATTCTCTAGTAGCCTCGCCACATGAATTATATATTTTGACTTCTCCTGTGGGAAAAGTTATTTGTATTTGGTAGCTATATTTTGAATGTTGTTCCTTTTCTTTCTCACTAAATCCCTTTTCTTTTATTCTATCTAGCCTAGCTTGTATTTTGTCTTTATACGATGATTTTTCTGCCTCACTAAGGCCAAATTGTGTGTGTTTTTCTTTTAAAGTTTTTGATCTTTTTTCTATATGTTTTTTTGTAATATGACTAGACCCGCCGATAGAAAAATTATTTAAATTATAATAGTTGCGATTTTCTTTTATATTATCTACGCTATCTAACCATCGTTGTTCTAAATCTAATAACATTTTTTTGTCGTTAACTAATAGATACTCTAATACATTCATAGAAAAGTTCTGGGGATTCTTTTTGTATGCTGGCTTAAAATATTTCCCTGAACCAATATAACTATCATCTACAGAACCGTAATGGGAACCAATGTATTTTTTTCCATTAACGTTATTTGTCCATTCATAAATATATCCAAAATAATCTTTTTTATAAACCATACTAATCTCCTTTCTTATATTTATTAGGGGAGACTGGTATTGGCTACTTTAATATTAAAATTCCTCAGATTTTAAGTTTGCTAAACGTTCGCGTTCGTCTCGCATTTGCGCTTCATGCTCGAACTGTCGAGTAAAGCTAGGATTGCTTCCGTATTCGATTAGCAAGTCATCTCGAATCATTTGATTCTTTTTCTCAATGTTTAAGATACGAGTAAAGCTGTTATCAATTGCCGCAGTGTAGTAAGCGAATGGGTTTTGACTTTTTGATTCGTCAAACTGAAGTCCAATTTGACTTAACTGTAATAATGCTTGACTACGCATTTCATCGACATAGGTATAACCTCGCCAGTTAAATCGCATGCTATATCGTTCACACAATAACATATAGCTTTTGGCCAGCTTGTTAGTGATAGTGCCATCTAAACTAAACTCACCGGTTTCGATGTCACCCCGCCAGTGACTTTTGCCTACACAAATTAGTTGATCTTCACCATCAACTGATTCGAACTTAAAATGTTGGTAGGGAGGAAAGTTGCATTTGGCATGATGGTCGCCTCGGGTTTTAGGAGTCTTCTTACGCCCTGGCTCTAAAGGCACATGATCGTGAGTCATAATCCTAAACACTACATCAGTTTTGGCAACTTTTTTATAGTCAATTTCTACTTCTGCTAGTTTTGTTTTTGGATTAGTTTTTTGGGCTTCTGCTAGTGCCGCTTGACTAAGTTTTAATGCCCGATTACGTTTGGCTTCTGCAATAGTTCGTATATTGATTTTGCTAGTATCAGCTAAAATTAAATCATAATCGCAGTATTCTGGCTTTGAGTAGCTGCTATATCGGTTCTTACTAAGATGGATTTCTTTGAGTAATTCCTTGTTAGTTAAGTATTGTTTTGCTAAAGGGTTCGTGGTTGTCATAGATATATTGTATTATCTTACGGGGAACAAAGTCAAGCCTTTTGAATTAAAACTATACATTATTAGCCGCTAAATATAGTTATGAGCGGCGTATTTTTAAGACCAACAAACAAAATAGGCGATTTGGATATCCTTGAGTTTCCATATACGCCACAGATTGACTATAGCAATGATGTTAAGTATGACCAATTTAATTTGGCCCACACTAACTATCAACCATATGCTTATGTTCGAACTGAAAACCCACAAATCAGTTTAAACTGTAAATTTAGTGCCCACACTAAAGACCATTTTAATATGAGTGAACGGGCTATTAGATTTTTAAGAACATATACTAAAATGAATTATGGTAGAGAAGATGAACAACGAGGTCAGTCTCCTAGAATCTTACGTTTTTATGCTTATGGTAATGGTATGTTTAATAACATACCTGTGGTGATTAGTAAATTTAATATTACTTTTCCTGAAGATGTTGATTACATAAAAGGCACAGTTAACATTGTTGACAATAAACAAAAGACTACTAACGTAGAAAACGTTGGATCTAGATCAACTGCAACAAACGAAAAAGGCGAAGCTGATTTAGGGACTGTTACAGTTACAGCTCAACGAGATCGTGCAATTTATTTGCCCGCTTTCTTTCAAATTAGCATCAGCTTATTAATGCAACCTAATATTGCTAAAACTGTTAATGAATTTACTTTAGAAAAATTCGCAGCAGGACAGATGAGCAGAGCGGGGTACATTTAATGAATACACGTGGCTTATATTCCAGTAAAAGTTATTTGCGTAATGCATCTTTTAGAAAATTTTATTTAGATACCGCAGCGTTGCCTATAATAGATACCACCGACGGTGATTATATAGTTGTGCCGCCTGAATGTGAAAATAGAATAGACTTGTTTAGTTTCCAACAATATGGGTCTAGCAGACTTTGGTGGATCATTGCATTAGCTAACGCTGATATAATTAAAGATACTATTTGGGATTTTAAATCTGGCATGACTGTATTTGTTCCTAGAGACGCAGTATTGTTAGAAAAACTTGCCGGGGTTAACTAATGGCTAAAATAACAAGTCATTTCCAGCCCGGGAAACGAACGGACATACCCCTTGAGCAGTTGAAAGCTATAGGTCGAGGAGATGGCGGACACTATGGAATTGATTATAGTACACACAACAAAAACGGTAGTGCATTATATACAAACAGGCCAATGGAAGTAGTTTCCTCTAGAGTAATAAATGGCTATGGAAATACAATAGAATTAAGAGACCCGTCGAGGCCTGACACTACTTTTTTCTATGCTCATTTAGATGACCTCCCGACACTTAAACCTGGTCAGCAGTTGCAACCAGGTGAAAATTTTGCATTTGCTGGAAACTCAGGTTCTAGGGGACCGAAACCTTATGACCCTCATTTACATTATGAAGTAAGAAAAAACGGTGTTGCAATAGATCCTGAAAAATATCACAAAACAAATCCGCATGCCTCGAGCTGGTCGCCTAATGGCGGTGATTTGGATACGACGGAAGGCGATGATGGAGCACTTAAAAACGGTCGTCCTAGTGCATCTAAGCCTCCTGTTGCTAGCCCACCGAAGGAACAAGCTACAAAGCCAAGCGGACAAACAAATAAGTACCCTAACAGAACAACGAGACCAAATAGGGTACCTTCTTCTATTAGCCCTTTACATAACATCTGACGGAAAACAATAATGGCATTTACATATTATTCAAGATTGACACTAGTGCGACCAGACGAGGTAAATGAATTAGACCCTCGACTTGGTGTTGTTATTGCAGAAACTGCAACAACTGGAAAATTTATCCTAAGTGACTTTTCATGGGACACTGCATCTGCTCCAAATGCAAAAACCATGACAACTATCAATACACAAGGTGAATTAAAAATTTATGAGCCAATGGGCATGGCATTATTTGATTACATTAAAGCCGCTGCATTTTCTATTGATATTGAGAATCATTTAGATGCTAGATTCTTATTAGAAGTTGAAATATTAGGCGAAAGCCTTCCTAAAGAAAATAGTCCTTACAAATATATCTGGCCTATTATGTTTATTGCATCTGAAGTTAAAAGTAGCGTAAGCGAAAAAGGCACAGAATACAATATAAAATTCATACACACAGGACATCACGCCCAAACTGACCTTGTGCAGCCAATTAAAGAAACTAGCAAACTGGATGCAGGAACAGTTGGAGAGTATTTGCAAAAACTTCAGCGTGACTTAGAAACTCGTGAATTTAAATATGCAGCCGCAAGGCAAAAAGCAGGTAGTGCTGCAACTCCGGGCGGCGATAATCCTGCTGCTAGCGATCCGTTCCACGATGAATACCATTTTATTGTACAGAAAGAAGTTGCAAATTTTAAATTTACCAGTAAAGGTGACAAGGATAACGCAGTGCAAGGAACATGGGGAGGCCTTGGAAAACTCTGGGGATCGTACAATATTACAGCTCGCCCTGGTATGACCTTAACACAACAAATTAACAGAATTTTACAAAGCACCGAAGAATCTGCTAATTTGCTATTAGGTAGAGATAAACCTCAAGCGCCTGATGCAACCGGTAGCAGTGCAAGCAATGCTGCAAACTTAGAAGCAGAACTAGGAAAAGTTTATCAATTTTTTAGAATAGAAACTTTCAGTGTCTATAAGGCATTTGATTATATTAGGCAACGTTATGCTGTTAAGCATGTATTCTTTGTATTCTTATCAGACCAGCCAAACATGTACCAGTACCCTGATGAGATAGCTTTAATTAATAAATTTAAAAATAGAGACAAGGCAATTAAAAAATTACAGTACTATATTCAAGAAGGTCTACTACAAAAAACATACTATCATAATTACACTGGTTTGAATACTGAAATTTTAAAAGTTGATATTAACTTTAATCAAAGTTATAGTTTACCTAGTTTCCCTGTTATGTGGGCAGATAGAGGAACTACTGGTCCAGGTCCGATGAACTTGCAAAATTATAATAGACGAATTAGTGCTTATGTTCACAAAGATGATCTAGGTGCAGCTCGTCGCGAAATAGAACGAGTGCAAAGACAAGCTATTAAGAATAATTCTTCAATAGATTATCTTATTAAAAAACATGCAAATGGGGATGAGAAGAAATTTCAGCGTGTTCTAGCTAACGACCTAGCAGTAAAAGCAGAATATAATCTTTTGCAAAAAAATAAAGAAGGTTTTGAGAAAGAACTTGCTCTAAGACAAGAAGAATTTAACACAAAAAGAGCAGATTTAGGTTCTGTTAATACTATCAAGAATAGACAAGACTTGTTAAAGTCGTTGGATTATGCAGAAGACTTAACAGACAAAGATTTTACGGAAATGTTGGATCGATATAAAGATGCTGAATATCATAATTTAAATCCTAGAATGGAACCCGATGTTATAGCAGAAAAGATTGACATTATTAAATCTGAAAATGAAAAGTTAATGGAAAAACTTTTTGCAGTAATGATTAGTCCTAGAGATTTAGTAGAATTAGAACTAGAAATATTTCCAGACCCGTTCTGGTTAGGCCCACCTAACGTTCTAGGTCAAGGCGCAAAGAATCTTGACATGATAGAGTTTCCTTTAAAAAACGGGGATGAACTTAGAGAATTGTTAAACTCTAGGATGCAAAAGATTGATACAAGATGGAATACAAGAGAACCAGTCTGGGGAGACTATGGTGTTGCTCCGTGGTATAAAGGTGCGCCATTATTTTATTTCTTAACAAAAGTACCAGAAGGTTATGATGACGACACCAATCTTTTGAAGTTTAATGCAAAAGATCAGATCCATGGAATTTATATGGTCTATGAAATTACCAATGACTTCAAAGATGGTAAATGGACCCAGAAATTAAAAGCTAAAAGAGATATTTCTATACCTAGCCAGTATTTGCCTACTGGTGTTAACGGTGAGCTGACATTCGAGCAATTTGTTTCTTATGTCAATGAACAACCAAGTGTAGCAGAAGAAGTTAGAGAAGCAGCTAGGGAAGAAGAACGTCAACGAACAAATCAAGCTGAACAAGATAATTTAACCGGCAATGGTAGCGGTGCAGCAGGTGTTACTTTAAATGACAAAGTTCCAACACGTCAAGGTATACCAGAAGCACTACAAAAGTCTAAGGAATACCTAGCAGATAATCCGCCTCCGGCAGTAGCCGATCCTGTTGCTGCGGCTAAAGAATTTGTTGCAAGCGGTATGTCTAAACAGCAGGCATACAGTAAAGCTAAGACTCAATATGAAAGTCAAGTTGGCTCATTCTTTAAACATTTGGAAACAGCAAACAATCAAGCCTATGCACAAGCAGGTGTTAACGGTGTTGTTCCGTATAGTGCAGATACTATGAAAGCACTTGCAATACAACGAAGCGGTATCGGCGGACTAAACGATTGGCGTGCAGGAAACACAACAGCCCTTGGTCCAGCAGCACTTAATAATCCCATGGGAGTTGGCGGCAATCCGGCAATCGGTAGGTATAATAAGTTTGACTCTTTTGAACAAGGCTTACAAGCAGGTAGTGATTATTACAATTATGGCGTTGGTGTGTCGGTTAACAAGAATACAGCCAGTGACAGATTATTGTTACCTGATACTTGGCGAGGGAAAGAGTTAGAATATATTAAGAGAAAAACTTCAGTAAGGTAACAACATGACAAGAATAGCAAATCCATACGGACAGAAAAAGCCGCCTTCAAATTATAACGATGGTGGTAATATTCCATCGAGTCCTGGCGTATATATTGGACTCGTTAAAAAAAATGACGATCCTCAGAACATGGGTCGCTTGCAAGTTTATATTCCTGCTTTTGGCGGCGATCCTGAAGCAGACACAAGTTGGATTAGTGTAAGTTATGCAAGTCCTTTTGCAGGATCTACTAGTATATTTGACCAAGGAAGTAACGTTACTGAATACGACGATACTATTAAGAGTTACGGCTTTTGGGCAGTGCCCCCTGATATAGATGCTAGAGTTCTCGTTGCATTTGCAGATGGCGGTAGAATTGACAAGGGCTATTGGTTTGCTTGTTTATTCCAACGAGGAACACAAGTAAGTGTTCCGGGTATTCCATCTAAAAAAACACACACCGGTGAAAACGTTCCTGCCGCACCAAAAAACAAACGTGACTTAGATTCTGATACTGAAAAGTATGTAGAACACAAGCCAATGAGCAGTGCATTAAAAAGACAAGGATTGGAAAATGATCCTTTGAGAGGAACAACGACCAGCAGTGCAACACGAGAAAGTCCAAGTAGAGTAATAGGTCTATTAACCCCGGGACAGCAACAGTTTGTAATGGACGATGGTGATGTTAACGGAAACAATAAACTTATTAGACTTAGAACAGCCAATGGCTCTCAAGTTTTGCTAGATGATGTTTCTGGTCATATCTACATGATAACAAAAAACGGCGAAAGCTGGGTAGAGTTAAGTGCTGATGGAAAAATTCATTTGTATGGAAGTAGCGACATTAACATTAGAAGTCAAGGAAATTTAAACTTGTATGCAGATAACAATGTTAACATCGAAGCAGGTTCGGCAGTAAATGTAAAAACAAATAGCGGCTCTATTAAGCTAGAATCCGCAGATGAAGTATCCACATTTGCAACTTCGTCTACTAAAATTACAAGTATGGAAACAAGTAATATTAGCAGCGGAATTGCTCATTACGAAACTGCCGGACAAATTCACATGAATGGTCCTGCTGCTGGTGCTCATGAATTAATAGAAAAATATCAATTGCCTGTTAATTTGGGGGTCACTGAAAGTATTTGTAGCATAGTTCCAGAACATGAACCATGGGCGGGTCATAGCGGTTTAATTAACCCGATTGGCTCTGGCAATCAACAAATGCAGGAAGATCCTGCACCGGAACAGCAACCGAGAACTCCTGCGGCAGATGAAGCACCTGCTAAGATTATTAAAGAAGAAGTTGCAGAAGAAGACACGCCAGAAGTTGTTCCTTTAGAAGAAGTAAAAACATCTGACGCAGCAATTGATAAGATAAAAGAAAGTAATGGATTTGCTCCGGTTAATATAAAAGATGCTCAAGGTCAAAGCGGCGGTTTTGGTAGTTCTATAACAAAGCCAAAAAACTTACAAACTTTAATTTCCTCTGGTATAGATAAAGTTACTAGTGCAGTTAAGAGTGGGGTTAATAGCGTTGCAAAAGCCTTTAATTTGAAATTACCAGAAGGTATGGGTCCTTTTAACTTGTCTGCAAGTACATTCGATCAATTTAATAAAACTGTGGCTGAAGCAACTGCTGCCAAAGATAAATTAATTGCCAATCAAGACTCAACTAGTATGTTGCCATCTGGCAACATAACTAGGGCTCAAGTACAAAGTGTACTTGCAAAAGGTATCAATTTAGATGCTGCAAATGCCATGCTTGCAAATGATATATCCGATAATGAATCTAGTGTAAAAGCTACTTTAGCAGCCGCAGGAGTTAAACAGATTCCTCAAAATGCATTTGACGGGCTAGTTAGCATGCAAAACCAATTAGGGGATGTAAGTTATTCTTATGTTAACGGAGAAAAGATTGATTTAACTTCATTGTATGCATCCGGAGAATGGGAACGTGCTGCAAGTTTTATTGCAGCCGATGAACGAGACCGTTCTAGACGTATACAAGAAGCAGCTATGATTGCTAAAAATAGCTATGGGCCGACACCCGACATGGATGCATTAGTTAATAACGGTTTGGCTAATGCTGCTGAATTATTAGCAAAAGGTAAACTCAATAAACAAACAGGAGAACCTGCTAGCGGCCAGCAGACAACTGCGTTAGCAAGTGCATATTTAGAAAAAACTGGAAATAGTTTACCGGGTCAGACAATTGCAACTAAGTTAGCCGTTGCAGACACTGATGAATTATTAGAAGCTTATAAAAAGCAAATAGGGCCATGGCCCTATTAACGGTTTAGATACATTCTATCTACTTGTCCAAACCCTACATGATGTATACAAAACATAGTTGCATCATGTAGGGTTTTAAACTGTTTAGTTACTCTAGTCCCTCCGGACAAATAATATTTTACAACCCACATTACCTATTTACGAACTGCGCCAGATCGGGCGGAGTCCAGCCCTGCGGCTTTAATACCTTACCATCTTCGCGCTTTCGCACCTTCCCAGTTTCTTTATCTATTTTTGCAAAGTTAGTTCGCATAACTTCCTTCCAGCCGCCTTCTCCGTCAAAACCAGCACTATGAATAGCACCAGTTGTAACAACAATAAAGTCTAGCAATGCATCTAACTGTTCTACACGATCTCCCAACAGCAAAGCAGCTTTAAGCTCTTCCCATTCCTCTTCCATAAGGTCGAGATAAAGTTTGTACTGTTCTTCATTAAGTTCTTCTACGGTTTGATCGCAAGACCGCATGAATTTTTCTTGGTCCCTAAAAATATTTGTCATAGTTTTATTGTTTCTATAAATTATTCTTCTGCGGTCATACAGGCCACAGGTGTTAGCCAACCATTGGCTAGGCAAGTACTGATGATTAGTCTATACTCACGGGGGCACTGTTCACTAATCTCTACTCCTGCTCGTTGAGCAATGACAAATCCGTCGTTTAAAGTAAACAACGGGTCGCCTGGCTTAACTGTACGAAGTTTAGATTTTCTAGCAACAATGTTCATTTTTTAAGATTATCCATGACTAACTGTTCAGCAGCATCTCGAATACGTTTTTGCTCGCACTCTACAGCTTTTCCAAACATTAGCGTAACTAACTCTGCCATTACTCTAGCACCGTCTTCTGTTAAATGACTATAATGAGCACCTACACTGCTAACATAAGCATGTTCTCTGTTCCTAGTCATGGCCACTAACTGAGCTGCAAGAATTTGGCCTATTTCTTTCTCAGTCATTTGTTTAGCCTTTCTTAAGCATTTCAGAGAATACAATTTTGCCAATTGATTCTCCAAAATTCTCGTTGCTTTCAATAACATATAAGCTCGAATTCCAGCGATCGTTTCTTTCATCGTATGTCCTAGTTTCTAATATTTTCCCGCCATTAGCGTTATACAAGTTAAAGTGAATAGTGTCAAAGTCTGTATCCGATCCGTCAAAACTCTGTGACCTAGATTTAACCTTTACACTATTGACAGAACCTTTAGATCTATTTGCTAGTCCGATTCTGGGAACAGCCAGATCGGCATGTTGCGAGTTATTTTCTTCCGGAAAGAGAAAGCCGGTGAGTTTATTTCTTAACCAATTTTTCATGTTAATCCTTGTGCTTAATTATAACAGAAATAGAAACAAAGTCAAACGATTAGTCGAATGTTTCGAGTAACTTGATTATAGTTGGTTTGGCTGCTAACCATTCTTCTTTGTTTACTAGTATGTCTTCGATATTAGCAGGGTATGGAGTAGGTATAGTGTCTATTTTAATAGCTTCTGGGATTTCTTCTTGCGGTAATCCTAGCAATTTCAATAACGCTTTGATATCTCCACCCGACAACATAAAATCTTCATAGTAAATAACAGGAGCATTTGGGTTTAGAGTTTTTATCTTTTTGTAGTGCATTAAGATTCCAAAGAACGTCATACACTCACTAAAGGAAAAATATCCTTTAGTAATTTCTTCGCCTGCTCTAAATTCAAATTTGTTTGTTTCCATCATAGTACAAAATGATAGAAGCTGTGCTAGCCTATCTCGACGCTCTAAAAAGATAAAATCAAAATGTTTTCTAAAGAACTCGTAAGTTTCTCCATTAAAATCTTGTGTAAAAACTTTCGTTGTGTATTTTGTATCACCTTCTAATAGCTTTAGTCTGTTTTTGGTGATAGTATCTCTATACAAATGGTCTTCTAGAAACTTATTCTTTTCTCTTACATACGACAGCGACTGAATAACTCCGCCAATCTTATCAAACTTTTCTCTATAATGCGGAGTTACAGTGAGGTACTGATTTAAATAATTTTTAGAACCGAATTTATGTCGTGCAATGTTGTACAACATTTTAACCATAACAGTAGACCCAGTCCTGGGAGTAGCAATCAATACAGGATTATTTTTTTCTAGCATACATTATTTAATATACTAGTCAAAACTAACTAACCGTTTGATGTCTTTTGGCTTGACTATTATGATATTATATCGTTGCCCTTTGAGTATAATAGGTAAGTCAAGTGTAATAGTAACTCTAGGTCCTTCTAGTTCGCTAACTACGCTGTCTGTTCCAACCGTACCGATAAATGGAATTTTGTTCCACTTGCCTGATACACGAGCGCCAAATTCCCATTTACCTTGATATCTATTTTTTGCAAAGTAGTCTGCTAGGCTAGCCATTTAGTTTCCTTTCAGTAGCCATATTAGTATATCCTCTTTGTGTAAGATGCACAAGTCCTTGCTATATTTACTAACAGGCCTAGTAGAAGGACTTGGCTTGGCCAGCATCATTCTAACATAACCGGAGTCACTACCTGGTCTAGATTTACCTAAGCCTAATACTTTGTAAATGTTGTTATGGAAAACAACATAGTCCTCGACGTTAATTTCTCTACCGATAATATCTGTAATCATTATTCAACTCCGAAATGTTTGTTTAGCACATCGCTTGCTTCGTACTCTACGTATTCATCAAGTGCAACCTCTTGATCGATTGTAAATCCTTCAACAATATCAGCACACTCTTGCACAGTTAAACTGACTAGTGTTTGGTTAAACACTTCTTGTTTTTCCTGCTCGGTGATTTCTGTACTGGTGCGATTTGTTTTTGTTCCCAATACTGCCAGCAGATATTGACTTCGGTTTTTCGCACGGGCAATGAGAGATTCAACAGCTTCGTTCATAATAGTCCTGAAATTGCTTTATACAAAAAATAAAATCCATACACAGCCAACGCTAGGATAGACAATTCTACTAGCCAGCCAAGTAAAGATACAATGAGGTCTTTCATTCTTCAACTCCGAAATGTTCTTTCAATACAGCAATTTCATAATCGATGTTATCATTACGATCACAACTAAAAAGTTCTCCAGTGTAAGGGTCACAACTTTTACCAATTTCTAATTGTTCAATACATTCCCGAACAATCAACTCGGCGAACTGTTCAATAGCCGCACGTTGAACAGGGCCTGTTTCAAAAAAGTTTTGAATACGTTCATTACAATTGGCAAGTTCTTTAATTCGTTCGTTCATCATACCCTCACAAAATCAACATTTTCAATAGCATCAGTTTCAAACACTTCACCTTGGTTGCGACTACCAACAACACCACTCTTGCTCAAGTAGTAATGATTGTTTGGCATCAGCGATCCGTAGATAGTGTCACCGGGTTTTACATTCTCACATTTGAACTTTCGTAGGGCAGTTGCTTCAAATACAACAAGTAAATTGGGATTACTATTATGATAGATCATTTATCGTCTCGAAAGCGCATAAATCTTGGAAATCTTAAACTATAATAATCTGAATCCTGAGACTTTGTAATCGCATCAGCCAATATCTCTACCGTCTGGCCCATTACAGATTTCTTATCATCCCACATTTCTTGACGTTGCTGGTCAGATAAACCAGAACCAACGTTGACCCTAATAACTCGTTCGTGGTCAATACCTTCACATACCAGCGCACCGAGCATACCGGCATTTTTACCAGTACCTTCTTCCAATGCCACAACCTGAAGATCTACTGATATAACCGGTTTCTTTTTTAACCAAGCAACTGAGCGCTTACATTCATATGGTGCGATAGGGTCTTTGATAAGCAAACCTTCGTAGCCGCCGTCGATTGCTTGCTGGTTGATAGCACGGAAGCGTTTTTGTCCTGCCCCAGTATCCAAGTCAACAAGCTCTTGTGCCAAGGTACGGAAATTAGGCAATGCTTCGACGTTGCCGTTATACCAATCCTTGAGCCATTCGCTACGAGCAGCCTGCGGAGTGTTGCACTTACCTTTTTCAAAGTTAACCAGCGGAACAGCGTCAAACAGATACAGCAATGCGTCCTTAGCGTTAACATTATCCTTGCGATGCACTTGCTTCATCAAGTCCTGGAAGCTGGTGCTCATCACCTCGCCGTCTAAGACCATGGGCTCAGTAAAGCCTGCGGCAACGGTGGATAGTTGTTCCTTAAGGTGCGGAAAGTTTACCAGCTCTTTGCCATTACGACTAAATTGATCAACACGACCATCTGGATAAACAATAGTAATAACTCGTACCCCATCGAGTTTGACCTCAATGAGCTTCTTTCCAGCCACTTTGGTTTCATGATTAGCACTATCATGAGCAAGCTGGCAAGTAAAAACAGGAATTGCATCTTTCTTGATCTTATTGATTGTTTTTTCGCTGACACCGCAACGCAAGTCCTTGATTAGGACACGGCGATACCAACCATTCCATTGCTCTTTTGTAGCTTGATCCATTAGCTTGACTACAACATCACGAGCGGCGTTACCGGTGCAGGCCCGGTTAATAAAAAGTTGTACAGCATTGTTAAAACTAGCCCAATCCAAGCCGGGACCATCGGTGCCAGTTTTTTCGGGGATTTGTTTGAGCCCAAAAGTAATCATACTGTCGAGTGCAAGCCTTGCGCCAGCAAAGAACTCGGTATTACTTTTGTTTGCTAGAATAATACTTTCTTTGCCCAAGCGGGAATTGTCGTCTTCGAGCAGTTGGATAATGTTCCAAGGTTGATTCATTTTGACCCCATAAAAAATCGCTATAAACACATTATAGTGCCATAGCGATTTTGTGTCAAATTATCAAACGTGAGTGTTGATTGTAAATATCAGTATAAGATTAGTAATATCTAATATTTTAAAAGGAGTTAAAATGAAAAAACTATTAAGTTTAATTACAGGCATTTGTATTTTTTCATCTGCTGCGGCGACTGAATTTACTGTATATTTTGGGCCAGGCGGAGTGAGCGATAGGGCTACTAGGCTTATAACAAAACATTTACCTGAAAATTATGTTGTTGTTAACCGGCCAGGCGCTGGCGGACGAATTGCAATTTCTCACTTGCAAAAATCTGAAAGTATTATGTTAGCAACTATGAGCCAAATTTATGTCACTAATCATTTAATGGCAACGCCTGCAGGGTATGATGCAGATAAAGATTTGGAAATAATTGCCACTATCGGAACAACACCAAATTTATTAGCGTGTAAAAAGAGTTTAGGATTTACAGAAGTAAAAGATCTAGCTGGTAAAAAACTAAATTTTGGTGTTACAGGGGTCGGAACAAGTGAGCATATTGCTACTGCAACATTGCTAACTAAAATACCCGGAGATCATGTTATTGTTCCGTATAGTCAGGGCGGCAATTCAGCAGTTAAAGATTTAATCGGCGGACAACTCGATTGTACATTTGGTAATTACTCGACAATACAGCCTTTAATGACTAGCGATAAAATTACAGTCCTAATGTCTAGTCATAAATTGGGATTAAGTGTTCCAACTTGGAGCGAATTATACGGTGAGAAATTCCCCTTTCAAAGCTACCTAAGTATAGTCTTAAGTTCTCATTTAGATGCTGATACCAAGAAAAAGATAAAGCTAGAAGTTACAGCAGCGTTATCTAATCCAGATATTAAACGAGAATTGGAGAATATCGGAATATTTGTCGAATACGCAACAGAAAAGCAAGTGCTTGGTGCAATGAAACAACTCAAAACATTCATTACGAATTCTAATATGAAAATTCAATAACTTATAAATTTGGATCTATTTTTCCAATACTAATATTAAAACTAAATATTTGCAACCCATCTTCTTCTCCATCTTTTGAAGTTTTCAAAAATGGAGATAGGTGGGTTTTTACATAGTCGATACCTTCCTTCCAAACAGCAACAGCATTGCTATCTTGATGTCCGTATATAAACCAATGGTCTAATTCACTTGTCCAGTCTAATGTTGCTTTATTCGCTTGCCACCACGATTTATCCCATGTTGTATAAACAACACTCCGCAATACAGGTTCGTGTATTAATCTGACTTTTTCAAAAGACATAGTTTCTAAATCCCATGCATGCAACATTTGTGGGTTTTTTCGTAGCCACCGTTTAATTGTATGACCTTGCTTAATTAACAACGGAACACAGTCGGGGCTCCAGTAAAAAAATACTAATTCGCTATTCGGGTATTCTTTCATGTGCTCTGCAACTGTATTTTGGTTAGTTGCTCGGTCGACAAACCGCATATAAAGCCGGTTGTCATGAACAAACGTTCGAGGTTTTTCGGTTCCTAACACCATTGCAATTTTTTTCCCTTTGTCAAATCTTTTTTGTATATCTGAGAAATGCAAATAGTTAAATCTAGTCATGCCGACTGGATTGAGACCTTCTCTTTTGTCTAAAACCCAACTAGCATCTCCAGTTTTTTCCAAAGAGTCAAACAAACAATCACTTAAGTCCATGATAGTAATTTTTGTTTTTGGTATCAAAGCTGCGATCTCTTTTAGCCTTGGCATAGTTTGTAAATAATGCTCTGCACCAGCATTTTGAGCACTTGTATTAAGTGGATCTATTTGTGTAAATTTGCCGCTGGCCTTCTCAGTAGTATTAACTACTATTTCGTCTAAAAACAAACCTTGGCGCAAAAAGCTCATTAAAATATTATGGCTGTCTGCTCCGCCGCTATAACTGAGCATAACATAATCATATTGCTCCCTGATTTGTCTTGCTCTTTTATTATACAACTCGTCTAATGTCTCGACGGGTTCTTCCCACCAATTATAAGATCTAAACAATTCTTCGTTAAAGTGCCATTTTAATGGTTGATTAGTTTCTATGGATTTAAGGCATGCTTGAATTTTTGATGAAAATTCTAATTGACCTACAGTGTAATAACCAAGTTTTTTATTAATCATAATCGGTGTGTTTAAATAAATATTTATATATGTATTTAAACTTTAAAAACAATATTTTTTCAGTTACATTAACAAGTTGCAACCGGATAGTTGGTAATGTTAGACAAGAATCCGAGAGATATGCACGTGAATTGTATGCAAGTAATAAAAAAATAATGCTAGGATTAAGCGGAGGATTAGATAGTCAGGTTGTGCTTCACAGCTTTGTTAGTCAGCAAATTCCTATAGAATGTGCATTTTTATACTTAAAAAATTGCAATGATTTTGAATATGAAAATGTAAAATTTTTACAAAAAAAATACAATATCCAGTTAACAGTTGTAGAGTTAGATCCGTTTGATATAAAAGACGAAATGCTAGAGGAATATAAAAATACAAATATTCCACCCTTTCAGTTGATGCATAAGAAGTTTTTAAGCAAGCTCCCTCTTGAGTATACATTTATTCAGGGATTAGACGGTCCTGATTTATTTGTCAAAGATAAACAATGGTATATTGTACAAACGGCAAATTCATTTGTAAATTCCAGAATACGGGCTATGGAAATGCTTAACAGGCCTGCACCAGTTATTGCATGGGAAAAAGATCCTGGTATATTTTTAAGTATAATAGACGATGGTATTATGCACGGGTACCGTTATAGTCATATTAATATTTTTAATAACGGATTAAGTTATGCAAACGACAGACCTATTCCGTCGATAGATCATTTTGATTTGTATATTAAAACGATAATGTACGGAAAGTACTGGAAGAACGAATTAGAATATTTTCACAAATATCAAGGTCCCGAAAAGGTTGATTGGATTATGGAGAAAAAATGGCACCGGTATAAAGAAAACGTTGTGTACATTCCTTTTCATGATGCTATTGATATTTTAAAAAATAAGCAAAATGTAACAAAAACTTATAATCAACGAAATTAATAGTTTAATAATCACTCGTATTCGTGATTCTGCATCAAATCATAACGTTTTCGGTACATTCGCCCTAGCTCGTCTTTAAGTTTGAGCTTTTGTTTTTTGAGATCCTCTACTTGAAATTCATCCCAACTTTTTTGTTTTAAGATTTGATCAAGTTGCCGTTCGATTGCAGTGTGCTGATTATCCAGCGTTCTAATGTGATGTTCTAAAGATTCGATATTCATAATACCCTCCTTTTACAGCTAGCGCCGTTGTAAATATTTAACGAGCAGTAATAGTTTTTATGCTCGATAGACAATATCTAATCCGCCCATTTTGCCAACATAAACACCGTTTTCGTGCCTGCTGATTAAATTTACCTTAACACCTTGTATAGCAGCTACTAGCGTTCTTTCATTTAATGCTAGTACATCAGCCTGCAGGGCTTTATTATTGTTTTCGCAAACAATTAAAACTTGGCTTGGCGTGTTTGACTTGATCCAATCATTTTTATTCATATGTGCTCCGTTCATTAAATACTTATATTATTTTGTAATAAATATTAGTATGCGTAAATTTAAAGGCTTTAGTACAGTAGATCGTCGTGGTGGCAATTTCAAATTATATGACATTGAGTTAGCAAAGCGTGATTTACTTAACGAATTTTATACCCGAAAAGGGGAACGTCTCATGAGTCCTACTTTTGGTAGTATTGTATGGGACTTGTTGTTTGACCCAATGACGGAGGAAACAACAGAGCTTATTAAGGAAGACACCTTAAGAATAGTTACTAAAGATCCTCGTTTAGAATTAAGAGATTTTGCAGTTACTGAAAGCGAACACTCGATAACCGTAACTGTTGTATTAAATTATGTTCCGACTGCTACTATAACAGAATTAGTTGCAGTATTCGATAGAGATACAGCTTATAACCAAGCACAAGGATAACCAATGCCAAAAGCAATAAGACAAGAAAATTTATATGGTGCAGAAGATTGGAGTATAGTTTATACTAGCTTCAAAAATGCAGAATTTATCAGCTACGATTTTGACACACTTCGTCAAAGTATGGTTGATTACATGCAGACTAACTATGCAGAAGAATTCAACGATTACATCCAAAACAGTGAATTTATTGCACTACTAGATTTGGTTGCTTACGTGGGACAAAACCTGGCATTCCGCATGGATTTAAATGCTAGAGAAAACATTCTAGATACGGCAGAAAAGCGTGAAAGTGTATTACGTATTGCACGTATGCTTTCTTACAAACCAAAACGTGTTCGCCCTGCTCAAGGCTTCTTAAAAGTCACAAGTGCAGTTACTACTGAGCAACTGTTAGACAGCACTGGTTCTAACTTATCTAACAAGGTAGTTCGATGGGGTGCTGATCCTAGTGAGTTAGAATACGAACGTTTTCTAACTATCATGAATGCTGCATTTTCTGATTTGAATAAATTTGGCACTCCTGTCAAACAAGCAGTTAGCGAAACAAATTCTAATATCTTTGAAGTTTACAGGTTTAATAATCCTGCTACATTTACTAACTATCCTATTAATGCAATTGCAGATGGGATTAATTTAAACTTTGATTTATTGCCAGTTGACATAGACGCTTCGGGAGTAATTACACAAATCGAACCAAGTTACGAAAACGGCTTTACTGTTATGTATAGAAATGACAGCAAAGGTGTTGGTAGTACAAAAACAGGTTTCTTTTTCCTAGCAAAACAAGGTTATATTTCTTCAACAGTTGAAACATTTGTAAGTCCTATTGCAAACGCAGTAATAGATATTCCTTCAAGTGGAAATATTTCTGAAGAAGATTTTTTTGTACAAACAATCGACGATACCGGCAGTGTTATAAAAACATGGACACGAGTGGGTGATACTAATTTTACTAACATTGTTGTTAACGAATATGGAGCAGCAAATAAAGACGTTTACGAAGTAATATACAGCGACAACGATATTACTAGTATTAAATTTGGAGACGGAAAGTTCAGCAATCCGCCTACAGGCAATATCAGAGTATGGTATCGTTTAGCAGAGGACAGGTATGTTAGAGTTAAGGCAGGAGATATTAACAATGCAACGTTTGACATTCAGTATGTAAATCCAGCCAATCAAACACATACACTTTCGTTGACTCTTGAGTTACAGGATAACATGGTAACTGGTTTACCGTCGGAGTCTATTAACGAAATTAAACAAAACGCACCCGAAGCATTCTACAGCAAAAATAGAATGGTAACCGGTGATGACTACAATGGATTCTTGCCAACGCTTAACAATGATGTATTAGTACTTAAAGCAGAAAATAGAACATTCAGTGGACACAGTCGTTATGTCGACTTAAAAGATCCAACAGGCAAGAATCGTCCGTTGATAGAATTTGCAGACGATGGATTTATATACAGAGACGAAAGCGTTAAGAACTTATTTGTACCTGATAACACTAGCAGACGAACAGTTGATTTGTTAGACGAGTTTATCGAAAAACAATTAAGCGATCTAGGCCTATTGAATTTCTATTACGGTCGTTTGAATTTAACTAACATAACAGGAGGCACCGGCGAGCCGGGTGATGGCGAATATGGCTATTTTCCTGTTGTTAATTCTGAAAAAACAATTTATTATTCTACGCTAACCTCTGAGTTAGCTGCAACTGATATCATTAATACCTTAACTGTTGCAAGTATTAACACGACAAATGCTTACGATAATTTTGATATAGACGGCGGCTTACTACAAATTGGCAGTGAGTTGATTACTTACAACACCGTTAGCAACAACACTTTTGTAGGTGTTGAGCGTGGTGTATTCGGTACTACAAAACAAACGCATGCAGCAGGAACACAAGTTTTCAAGGTCACTGACTTTAGATGGAGAGTTGCATATAACGATGCAACTAGTAGCAATGGCTATATTAGCGAGTCTAATAATAGTACAGTTCCACAAAAGTTAGGTTATACTACTGGTGGGGTTTTACGTGCTGTTCGTCCAGGCTCGATGATAAAATTACAAAATGAAGCAGGAACGTATCAGTGGGTAACTATTTCTGATATTAAAGGCGACGGGTTAGGTATAGAAGATAACAATTATAACTACACAGGTTTATTGGTAAACGGATACGGGGCAGTAGAATTAAACAAATCAGTTACCAGTTTAGATAGAATACAAACAATCATTCCTCCTTTTACTAGGGTGTTCGATGACTCTGCAAGAGCAGCTCTATTAGAAAAATTAGAAAATAAAGAATCTTTTGCATTAAAGTTTGATAATATTACACCTAAGTGGACAATCATCGGAGAAGATGTATTCCTAGAAAGTCCATATGATAACAGAGACGACGAATCTGCGTGGCTCATTAATTGTAAGCGTGAGACAAATGGCTGGACCGTCAGTGTTCGCCAGTTAGATTATATCTTTGGAAGCGAAGAATTAATTAGATTCTACAACATTAATTTTGCCCCAACATTTAATCCGGGCGTTAAATCAATTAGTAGAGATAAGATATCCTTACTAACATTGAGTTCTAGCGGTAAGTTAACTGAGTTTGAAAATTATAAGATTAGCGGGTATTATGTTTACGATGATGGCTACACTGATAATAGTAAAGTTAAAGTTACTTCATTGGATGTTGATAATGACTTCTTGCCGGACAATCCTGAACATTTCTTAAATGTAATTGATGGCAACCAGGTTGCATTAGTAGCGTATAACGAAGGCGATTTTAGTTATATTGTACCAACTGGCATCAACACGGAAGAAGATATTATTCTCAAAGTACCTGGTAGATTGGGAATGGCGTTTAAATGGGAACACACAGTTGACATCGATCAAACGTTAAATCCAAGTCTTACTAACATTATCGACGTTTATGTCTTAACTAAGAGTTACAACGAAGATTACATTTCTTGGAAGAAGAAAAATAATGCCAAATTAGTTGCACCACAACCGCAGACTAGCGAAGAACTAAGAAATAGCTTTTCTAATTTGAATAGATATAAAATGATGACAGATGAAGTTGTGTTTCATCCTGTTAAATTTAAACCGCTATTTGGTACGTTAAGCGATCCAGAATTCCAAGCACAATTTAAAGTGGTTAAGAGTCCAAAGAGCAAATTGACAGACAGTGAAATCAAGAGTAAAGTAGTTAATGCAATTGACACTTATTTTACACCCGGCAACTTTGGCTTCGGGGAAAATTTTTACTTTACTGAATTAGCAGCCTACATTCATACAGTGTTAAATAAAGATCTAAGCAGTGTAGTTATTGTACCTGTAAGTCAGTCAAGTAAATTCGGATCGCTGTTCCAGATACAGCCGGATAGAAATGAAGTTGTCACTAGCGTTGCTAGTGTCAACGATATTATAGTTATAAATGAGATCACAGATAGTAACATTAGGATCGGACGATGAGCAAAAAAACTAAAAAACCAGCAGAACAAACAGCAACAAAAGTTAAAAATATAAACCTGTTGCCGCAAGTGTTTGCAACAGAGCCAAATAAAAAGATGCTAGATGCAACGCTTGATGTTATGTCCAGCAAGGGGCAAATGCTGCCGTTTAGAGAAACACATGGCTTAAGATCTGCAAGTAATAAAGTAGAAGAGTTTTTTGTCGAAGAAGCAGACGAAGTCCGTAGGGAAAGTCAAGCAAATACTGCATTGATTTTTCAAGACAGCAACTCTGATTTCTCAGGCAAAGCTAGTTACTTAGACATAGATAATTATTTTAATTTGAAAAACATGCCATTGTTAGACGGAACTGTGCTGGATAAGAATATTAACGTTTTAGATTTGCCTGTTAACCCTTATAAGATTACCGACTATGGTTTATTTTATTGGCTAGCAGCAGGCTTACCTGCTTGTAAAATTCACCTCGAGCCAAAAGAAGATAACACATCTAAATTTTCTGTAATTGATGATATTATCGGAAAACCGTATGTAACTATTGTAGATGATGCAACAGGAAGAAGTTTAGAACTACAAACTGGCATGGTGATTTATTTTACAGGTAAGTTAGACGACACAGATTACTTAACTGTCGATGAAGACAATCCCGTTACGTTTTTTGTTCACGGAGTTGGTGATTATATCGAATTAACCAGAACAACCGCAGTAGACAAAAGAATACCTAACAGCTATTTAAAAAAGCGTCCGTGGGATAAAGATGCAGTATATATAGACCCGCCTGCAATAAAATGGGATAGCGAAGTATGGGACGGTAGTGAATTGATAAGCAGCCAGCCAGAGTATGTCACGCAAGAACGAGCAAACGTTAATCATAATCCATGGCAAGTAATAGATCGCTGGTATCACATAACAACGATCAGAACAGTTGCACAATTCTTAGGGATCAATGTTAGTGAAATTGCAAACGCCACTAACAAAGCAAAACGTCCGATTATCACTTTTTACAAAGGTATTAAATTATTCAACTGGCCTAATAATATTCGTGCAGAAGTTGCAGCGATATTACCTTACAACAAAACAAAATATCAAGGACTAACAACAATAAAAGACTCTGTTAGTTTTAGCTTATCTGACAATGACCTGGTAGTATTTGAAGACGCGGCAGGAGTGTACCGTGTTAACAACTTGGCAACAGGTGCTACATTTACCTTAGTGTTAACTGCCGCAGAAAAAGACGGTGCATTGATTACAGCAGAAAGTGCATTGCAATACCACCGATTGATTTATAAAAATTCTTCATGGCAGTTTGCACAAAACAAAACAGAGCCAAACCAAACTCCTTTGTTTGATTTTTATAATAGCGATAAAGTTTCTTTAGAAACATTAAACGAATCAAACTTTGCAGGTGCTGCAATATTAGGATTTAAAGAAGGTAACACTTTAGATCTTGTATTACAAAAATACATAGAAGTTAGCAGCATTGATTTTGATTTGATAAATGAAGCCAATTCAAGTGCAGTTAGTCCTAACCAATTAAAATTCTACACTGAAGTAGATTCTGCATGGGAATATACAGATTCGTTAACAGGTCAAGCAAAGAACATTGTAGGCCCGTATGGATTTGCAATAGGATCTAACGTTTTTAGTTTTTATCAACAACGTCGAGGACTTGATATAACAAAACAAGTTCAAGACTTGATTTACAAAACAGGCCAAGATGAAATATGGTCAGCACCTATAGAACCCTTTGCTAGTGCAATGGAAGTGATACATGTATACTATGATCAAACAGACCGCTGGCAATTTTACACAGAGGTGGGTAATTATGGATTGGTTAAATTTTCTAGTAAAAAGAGTTTTAACACAATCGAGTCATTGTTGCCTTTAATTGCAGGCAAGAAAATACAAATAGTTTGTCATAACCTACCGCAGCCCTTTGTTCTTTACAAAACTGAAATCATTGATAACATCACATCTGCAATCTTGTTAGAAGAACCTTATTGCTTTAATAACGCAATAACTGACGGGGTTATAAATCTTGACCTTACAGATAGCATTTCATTAGACGGTGGTATCTCTTTCATAGAAAACGAATTAGTAGCCGACGAAAGAGTTTTACAATTTAGTTTTACTTCTTCCGGAGGCAAGCCTTTATTAAAAACAGCTCTAGTTAAACCAGAATATAAATGGAGGTTTTTACAGAATTTACATTTTAAAGATAAAACTAATCCCATATTCAATGGTTATGATTATCTAATAGATGATTATATTTTACCTGACGGCTCTTTTAGTTATTACCAAGCGGTTCGTGCAACACCTTTACTAGTCACTAAAATTGCAGATGGCAACAAAGTATTAGTAGACGGAGTACTTAATAATCCTGTACAAAAAACAGCGCCACTTAGCTTAACGCTTAATCCGTTAAACCAGGCCCTGACAACGTTAAACTATTTTAGTTTATATCAGCATGCAACGAGTATCAAATCAAATGCTACTAATAGTAAAGAGTACGTTGATTTTGAATCATTGCTACAGTCGGCACAATTATCTACAGGCACATTTGTTAAACACAGTAGTCCTATTAGTAAGTTATCTGTCTTGGCAACAAGTATGCCGTTTGATTTTACTGAGTTATTAATTAAACAAGGGAAACACTATGACATTTTCCTTACTAAGTTAAAAACAGAATTAGCAAATGTTATAGACAATAACAATTATGAACAACTTTCTTCGTACGAATTATTATCGTTAGTGTTGGAGAAAATATTTGTCAATGATATTAAAAAAGATGGATTTTGGTCTCACAGCAATATGTTGGGCTGGGGAGAAAAGTTAGACAACTATAGAGAAACCTCATTCGTTGTTGATCTGACTACACAAACTTTTGCTTTGAGCGGAGACTTTGAAACAATTAGTCATCGTGCAGGTAAGGAGTTGTTGACGCAAATTACTGCTGACAATAAATTTTTAGTTAGAGGTATTGACTATACTTTTAATTCTTCCGATGATGATTATGTTAGCTTAACGTTTGCAGATGCAGTTATAGGGAAAACAGTTAATATCAAGCAGTGGTATAGTAGATTTAAATCTCAAGTACCTGCCAGCTTGGCAAAGTTAGGATTAGTTCCTCCGTATCGTCCTGAAATTTATCAAGACAATTCATTTGCTTCTTCAGCTTATTTCTTGATAAGACACGATGGTTCTAAATTATTTTTAGAGCAAGGAGTTGACAGCGACAATTATCCTAATAATTTAGTAGAAAGATTATTGTATGAATACGAACTAGCAGTCTGGGCTAATTTGTCATATGATGTTAGAAATAACGACTTTAAAGAAATAATAGAATCAATACCTGGATATTTCAGAACCAAAGAACGTACATATAAAGAAGCAATACAACCGCATACTGACGAAGCACATTCTTGGTTAGTTGAGAACAATATTTACGATATTGCTAACTTTAACTACGATGCTAATGATGGATTTACATGGTTATATCAACTTGGTTCGGGAGACGATGAATCTACTTTAGTAGGATCATGGAGACTAATATATAAATTTATATTTGATACAGATAGACCTCATACACATCCATGGGAAATGTTAGGCTATACAGTTAAACCATATTGGTGGGATACTTATTATAGCTGGACTGATCCTGTCAAACGAACTGCACTTGAGCTTGCATTAAGAACAGGCAAGTTCAGCAACCCTTCACAAGCAAGTCGAGTGAATCCAAAATTTGCAAGGTGCAATTCAACTGGTATAGATCAGTTTTTCCCAGTAGACACTTTAGGTAATCTGCTGGCACCAAATGATAGTAGCATGTCTTGGTCGAATGTTAATGCACTAAACGAAACATGGACATGGGATTTGGGCACATTCGGTCCTTATGAACAAGTATTCGCCAGCACCCAGCGAGGCGTTGCTGCAACAGCTAAAGTCATGTTCTTAAATGCTCCAATTTTATACACAAATAGAAATTGGGTACCTGGACAACAAGTTAGAAATTCTTGGGAACAATATATTGACAGAACTTCGGGCATTTGGCAACAAGGTGCTATCGAACACGACTATCATCGTTCTGAAGTAGACGGCCAAATAGTGTATACGTCTGGTATTGAAAGTTTATATGCAGAATTTTGTATTCTAAATAACAAAGATTTTGTCAGTGAAGTAGTAGACAAATTTAATAATGTTAAAGTTAACAAGGAATTCTTATTACAAGGATTTAGCAATAAAGACAACGTTAAAATACAAAGCACTAGCATTAATAGTCAACGTCAGACACTATTCATTCCTGAAGAAAGTTATGCAGTTCGCACAGTTAAACATTATCCACACAAGGAAGTGTTTTATTCTGCAATGAGAATTGTGTTCGACGGCGACCGTTATTCTGTGTTTGGTTTTTGTAAAGAAAATACAAAATTTAATGTATTCTTACCAACAGTTGGCAGCTCTACTATGAGTATTAACGTCGGCGGAACCGTGATAAAACAAAAAGTCAAGTACGATGCTGCTGCAATCTCGTTAGATTACGGAAGCTCATTTACAAACAGATTTGATTTATTCGACTATATTATCGGTTATGGCAAATACTTAGAATCACTGGGGTTCAAATTTGATGCCCCGGAAGGCGGCGACATTAGAAACTGGCAATTAAGTGCAAAGCAATTTATATTCTGGAGCAATGATCAACTTGCACCGGGAAATTACATCGATTTAAATCCTGCTGCCGATTCTATTGAGTATGCAAACACTTTCGGTCAATTAGAAAACTTAGAAGGCACAAACTTAAATCCAGGATTGTGTGTAGACCGATATAATCGTCCGTTGTTTAGTAAAGACTTGTTAGTTAATAGAAACAACGACGGTTTTGTTTCTATCTCAACTAAAGATACTGCAAGAGCTATCTACGGTATTAAGATGACGTTTGCTTCTTATGAAACAGTTGTGCATTTAGATTCTGTCAGTGTGTTTAATGACATATATTTCCTACCCGAACAAAGTACGTCTAAACGTAGCTTTGTACTTGGTGGTAAGAAAACACAAAACTGGACAGGAGAATATTTTGCACCAGGTTATGTATTCGCATCTGGAAACAAAGGATTAATTCCTAACTTAGATACTATGTCAGAACAAGGAAGAAACTTATTAGATATAGAATCCGTCTTGATAGATCCTACAGTAGCCGACGCAATCAGAGACCAATTTGGTCTAAGCAGAAACGTTGAATTAAAGCAGTTATTCCTGCAAGAGTCTAACGAAGTATTGTTTAAAAATGCAATCACTTATACAAAAGGTACAAATCAAGTGTTCTCCGGATTGGAACCGTTAACTCACACAGACGAATCTAGCACTAGACCGTATGAAGAATATATGGTCCGCCTGGGAGAATTTGGTAATACAAAAAATATCGATTATTTTGAATTCGAATTATTATCGGAAGATCTAAAGAGAGATTCACAAGTTGCGCAAGTAGTTAAATTTATAGGATCTGCAGAACCGGAAACAGAATCTAAGATATTGTATATTAAAGACAATAGCCCACGTTGGGTTTATAAGCCTTTAAACAAGCAATTACGCTTCAGCACTTTAGAAAATTCATACAGTTTATTAAAGTCAGGTGGTCCTGTACTCGACGGAGATTTTAATTTTAAAGTTGATAGGCTCGAAACTCTTCCAACTTTATTTGATGAATTTGCACCTTTGGCGATCATTGAACATTATGATGCAACTGCTAGCTATAAAAAGTTTGACCAAGTTCGTTATGACGGTAAGTTGTATTATGCAAGAACTACGGTTAGTCCGAACACCTGGGCAAATAACAATGACAAGTTTACACAAATAGATGAGCCATTTTTGCCTAACATTTATGTTAATAACTATTACAAAACTAATCCGGATTTAAGTTCTAGCGGTTCTAGTATTTTTACTCCAGGTACTTGGCAACTGTTGCAAACTATAGATAGAAGCATTGGGGTCGTTGAAACTTGCCCTGGTCCAAACGATACTAGCCGCGCAAGAATATCGACGAACAAACCGCACGGTTTGCAAAAAGGTGATTACGTTGTTATTGTCAACGTTATTAAAGATGCAACTTCGGTAGATGGTTTATGGCAAGTTGTAGAAATAGAAGGCACTGACAAATTCTATGTTAATACTAGAATAACTTGTGTCATTGACACAGGCAAAATATTCCCGCTGAAGCCGGTTAGATTTAAAAATAGTGAAGACTTTGCACTTGCCACAGACGCTCGAGGTTATGCTTGGAAGAAAAAAGTTAATCCTTTTGAAAATGCAGTAGACGGAACAATTGCAGACTATCCGTTGACTACTAGTGGATATTCTAGCATTTATCCTATTGCTATAATTGACGATGGCTTAAATTCTAACAATGCTGAAGCAAGTTTTGACTATGGAAACTTTAAAGTTTATTCCGTCAACGGGGGAACAAGTTCGTTAGTTAAAGAAGAAAGTCAGCTAGTTGATGTAAGCGATGTAGAACATTTAGTAATATACGACTATAGTTCAAACAAGACACTTGCAAGTTTAGAGCTCTTTAATCCAAAGAAATTGCTAATTCCTGAAGTCTTTAAAAACGATATCGATGTTATAGGACGAGTAGATCCTGCACGTTACAATAGAACATCAGATGAATTTAAGAGTGTATATACTAGTTTAAGTTGGTATGAAGAAATGGTAGGACGCCGTTGGTGGGATACTAGCACTGTTAACTTTGCTGATTACGAAACCGGAAGTGATTTATTAAAAGCTAAACATTGGGGAAGCAATTTAAGCACAGCACCTGCAGATGTGTATGAATGGACTAAGAGCCCAGTGCACCCAAATCAATGGAAAAAGTTAGTAGAAAATAAAACTGAAGTATTCGGACAAGTTGCAACAGGTGACGCCTACGTAGATCGTTCTTTAAACAAGGACAATTACCACTGGGTGGAAGAACAAGATTACACCAATGGCAATGCTTACACAGTTTATTATTTCTGGGTAAAAAACAAAAAGACAATTGCTAAGGAAAGTTCTAATAGAATTTATACTACACATCAATTAGCAGCTTATGTGTTAAATCCAAGTGCAGCTGGATTAGCATGGTGGTCGCCGATAGGACACGATTCTATCATGTTAAAAGGCGTTGATAGATATTTGAATAATTCTAGTACAGTTGTACAGATTAAGAAAAAATCCAAAGGCAATGAAAAACACCAGCAATGGACATTTATTGCAGAAGGACACGAAACTGAAACTATTCCGGAATGGATACATATCCGCTTTAGAGATAGCATTAGTGCTCATGTTTATTACAGAACTATAGGTAACTATACTTCGTTCTCAGGCACTGAAATTTATAAGCAAAGCAATATTGTTAAATTTAACGACGAGTTCTATGTATGCAGAATTAACATGTTTGCGCCTGCTGGAACTATGGATATCTACAGCGAAGATAACTTAAACGGTGCATGGTTTAAACTAACTGATGTTTTTGAACTTCCTGGATCATTAATAGGAACATGGGATGGTTACTTCTGGGATAACATACCATATGACTACTCTTTAGACAAGTTCTGGTTTTGGAAAACTAAAAACGTTCCTGATCAAATCAACTTACATAGATACAGCCGTTTAGGCAACGGCATTAGACCGTACTTACAAAGTTGGTTTGCAGACACACTAGAAGCTAGAAGAACGTTTATTAAACAATTAAACGAAACAATGACTCATGTTGATATTTCTAGTGTTGCTAATTGGGGAAACACAAGACTAAACAACACAGAGTTTAAAATTGCAGATGAACAAGTAGACATAACACAATACTGGTCTTATGTTGATTTCAGTGCAGAAACTTTTGACTCTACGAAAGCTATATCATTAGTTCTTGATTCTGAGTCAGACATCTACACAGTGTCTACAGCATCAGGCGATTATGTTAAAGTGAACACAGGTATTCGCGATTATGTAATTTACGAAAAGAATTCGGATCAAAGCTTCTCAGTTGTTTACAGAACTAACGGTGCAATCGAATTTGATGCAATCTTATATGATCCAGTTGGATTAAGTTCGTGGGACACAGTTGGTAATGATGTATATCCTTGGGACTTTGATTTGAATGCAGTGTTTAACGCAATAGTTGATGCATTGAGGTATGAAATACTAATTGGCAACTATGTCAAGTACTATTCTACTTTAATTTGTGTCATGTTTAGATATGTTCTTGCAGAACAAGTTAACGTTGATTGGCTAACAAAATCTAGTACAATCGAACCTGTAAACTTAATCGGACAAAGCCTAACTAACGATGATACGTTAAAGCGTGACAAAATTTCTGTATTAACTAATTTCTACTCAAGCGTTAAATCTTACAGAGATAAGATACGCGGAGGGTCTGTTAGCAAGACAGTTAGCGAAGATGTTGTTTTAGAAACAACAGAAACACTAAAAATAACAGAATTTGAAGCAGGCATTGAAGTAGATTCTTATTTTAGAATTTAAATACCTAGTTAAATAAAATGTTAAATATAATAAACAAGGAACAATATGCTTACGCCAGTTAAAGTTACAATACAGGGATTAATTAAGATAACAGACTTAGAAACAGGTGCAGTATTACGGGAAACTGAAAATGCTGCTAACCCTGAAGCTATGAGCTTGATACTTGCAACAATGCTACAAGGAAACAATAGTCAATATGTATACGAATTGCATTTGGGCAACGGCGGAACGGTTATTGACGAAACTGGTAATATTACCTACAAAGATGTAACAGAAAACTTATCATTAGGAACAGTTGCAGATCTGTATAATCCCGTGTTTTATCGAGTAGTAGACACTTTAGACGAAATTAATAATCCGGACTTTACAAGCAATTATGTAGCAGTGAACCATTTGGATGGTTTGCCCTATACTGACCTTGTATTGGTTTGCACGCTAGACGAAGAAGATCCTGCGGATTTTTTAGGAGAGCTAATTTTTAATGAAATTGGCATTAAGAGCAAGGGCAGCTCTGGGTTAAATTCCGGATTCCTGCTAACTCATGCAACTTTCGAACCCGTTGTTAAGAATACAAACAGGGCTATACAAATAGAGTACACTTTACGCATACGTTCGTAATTTGATAAATAATTCTAGTAAAGGAATTTTAATGCAATGGCATATGATGTAACTAAAACAGACGGTTCTCGATTAACAATCGTCGCAGACAGAACAGTAGACGTAACTACTCCTATTAAGTTAGTTGGTAAAAATTACGCTGGCTACGGTGAAATTATGGCAGAGAACCTAGTTCACATAATCGAACATTTCAGTAATCCTACCGCACCTGTTAACCCGGTTATCGGACAACACTGGTGGAACAGCTCAGAGCAAGTACTTTATGTTTACCATTCTACAGGTTGGAGCCCGATTGGCGGCAAGGACTTACTAGGTGGCTTGCAAACAGGCTTTAAAATCGGCGTAATTCATGATAACGCTGGCAACAGTCACCCTGCTATGCAAATTTTAGTAGGCGGAGATATTGTTGCAATTATGAGCAGCGAAGCTGGTAGTTATACGCCAGGCGGAGTAGATGCAGGGTTAGTAGATAGATTTCCTTTAATCGGACAAGGTATTAATATGAACGATGGCTCTAGTTCGGGAGCTGACTATGGAAACTTTAAAATTCGTGGCCGGGCAATGGAAGCAGAATTTGCCGACATGGCTGAAATTTATCGCAGCGACACAGAATTACTTCCTGGTAATTTAGTTATACTAGGCGGCGAAAAAGAAATTACAAAAACAAATAAAGAATTTGATGACCAAATCTTTGGTATCATTTCTACTGCACCTGGCTTCTTACTAAATGCAAAAGAAAAACTAAAAGATTTTGCCTACCCTGTTGCACTAAAAGGTCGAGTTCCTTGCCTAGTTACAGGAACAGTCCGCAAAGGACAACGTATTGTTGCAAGTGACATTGCAGGGGTTGGCATGGCAACAGACACATTTGATGCCGCAGCTATTATTGGTCGTGCAATTGGTTATAAAGAAACAGATGGCGTAGGGCTAGTTGAAGTAGCAGTTGGAGTAAGATAATGTCTGTATACGCAGGGAAAAAGATTACTGCTATAGACTATAATGAGTTAGTTTCTAATACTAACAAAATTTTTGCAGACAATTATTCGTCAAGTGCTCCTACAGTTGATCCTACACAGCAAGCACAACAGGCTTTTGGTTGGGGAAATAGCCCGGCTAGATTTGCTAGTATTGGGACTAAAGTATCCGCCGAGCTAGTCAATCAAGTTGTTGACCGTTTGAACATTGGTTCCGAGCATACTGGCGGACAATACGAGCTAGACCGAGTCATATCTGGACAAAAAATTACAGCAAGTATTTGGCAAGATATTGAAACGGTTATAGCAGATATTGTACCTAATAAAAATATTGCCGCAGCAGGGCAGACTAGCTTATCCCAATTAGGTTCGGTTGCTCACGCAACTGGCTTTGGTAACACATTGACCTTTACAGTTGATTTGACTTTTGACAGTTATAACCAAGCTCGTTACTACTTTAACAGTGGTAGTTCCATTCACTTATCACTAGGACAAGTAAATGGAAATGCAGCAGCTAATAGCTGGGGTGTAGTATACGACAGACTGGGAGTTGTTTCTTTTAGCTTGTCTAATACGTTGTCTACTACTTCTAACATTATAAGTGAGAATAAAGGATTTGAGGACTTATCAGCAACTGAGCAGCTATTACTTTCTTGCACTGGCCAAAGTAACGGCGGTTATGGCTATGGCTACGGCTACGGCTACGGCTACGGCTACGGTTATGGCTACGGATCAAGCAGCAATGGCAGAACTATACGAATCTATGGATCGATCCCTGCTGATAACCAGTCTGTAGTTAGACTTCGTGTAAGTTTAACCTACACTGACACCGAAGTTACCGGAACACATACCCTTTATGTGGATGGACGTACAGCAACAGCTAAAACGAGCGGGTCTGTCCAATTTGAAATAACAACACCAACATTCTCTGGATCTTCTGTTGCCCCAGATGATCCTACGGCGACACCTGTATCGGAAGATACTGTAGTTAACGAAGGAAGTACAGTTACATTTAGTGTTACTACTACTGGTATAGATGATGGGACGACTTTATATTGGACATCTAGTTTGGAATAAATATGACAGAAAAAAAGAGCGGATCATTTCAAGTTTTAAATAATCAAGGAACTTTTACTGTTCCAATTGACTTGGATCAACAAACTAGCGGCCAAAAAACCCTTCAAGTTCAAATAAGAAGAAATTCAACTACTGGACCGATAATAGGAACGTTGTCTTCTCCTATAGTTATAAATGATACGTCTTTTACTCCGGCAGGAACTCTTGTAAGATCAGAATGCCGCGGAGTTAATAAATGGGGAATTTACGCGAACGGTTCCGGCGGAACATATGATCAATTAATACAAGAGAACAGTACAGATTGTGGCTATGTTGCACCACCTACATATCCAGTTGCAGGAACAGTATTAAGTCAAGGATGTGTTCCGGGAACCTATACTTATAGGATCGTCAAAGCGGATGGCAATGGCGGCACTTACAACGAAGATACGCCAAATAGCGTTCAATGCGGGTATACTCCCCCGACAGAAACATATTACATTTTCACAAGTTCTGCAAATGAAGTCAACGAAGGACAAACGTTTACTATATCTTTTTCAACAAATCTTACCGGTGCGTTCGGCCCTGGTAGCCCAGCATATACAATCACAGGAGTTACTTCTTCTGATATAGGTGGTGCTCCACTTAAAGGTTTTATAGGAAATGGTAATGTGTTGACATTCGATGTAACTGCTGATAATGTTACAGACGGTAGAAAGACATTTACTATATCTTTAGATAACGGGTTGGCTAGTAAGAGTGTTATTATCAACGATACATCGTTATCTCCGGTGATTACACGTTCAGTTAATTGGTCTCCTTCGAACGGTAGTCTTATATTATTTGTTGCCAACAGAAATTTTATAGGATGGATAGGGGATATAACAAAATCTAATATTCAAATTGATAACACAGAAAGAAATTCTATAATTTATGATCCTACAATGAGACAAAAAATAACCGAATTGATACAATATATGCAAACTCAATTCGGAGTAACCATAAACGAATCGAATATAGATGCAGAATTAAACAGAGGTATCGATTCTTATAATTCTATAATAAATGAAGCTTTGGGTAATAATACTGCCGGAGTTTACTTACTAGCAGAAACACCAAAATTGACAAATCAAAATTCTTTTGATATTGGCGGCAAACGTTACACACGAACAACATTAAAATATAGTGCTGTTGATTTTGGCTTTCGTAATGATATAGATGTTAGCGGTGCTGCCGAAGAACTTACAACAGCCCTGGTTACTGAACTTAGCAATAATGGTATATCGGTTAATGCTAGTCAAAGAACACAGATAAAAAATTTAATAATAGCCGTTCTTCAGTTACTGTCTAATACTCTTAACAGTATTACTGATAAAGTCGATCTATACGATTATACTGAACAACCTGTATAAATTGCTATTTTAGAAAATAAATATTAAACTAGCATTTAATACATTATGGAGATCTGGATGGATGACAAACTAAAAGCGGCCCTTGAGTTTAGCAACTACCGCTTAACACTGAGCAATCAACGACAAAATCTCAAACAACGAATGAATACCATGTTAACCATTGGCTACATGAGTTCTCTCTTTACGGCAAAAATCGAACTACTTAATTTTGTAAAACAACTTATCGATCTCGGTGCAGAACGATATATCATTTTGGATGATAATGAAACTCCGGTATTGGTAAGCAATCTTCGAGAATTTCACGAAAAACTGTTTAGTGCCTACACTGAAGCACTTAATGAATACTATGTCGAATCCGAAAAGCTAAAAAAACAAAGAGACACTCGGGGGCTAGTTGGAGCCAATGAAGAAGTTTGATTCGGGTATATTGCTAATTGCCTACAACAATGGTAAAATAGCATATGAAAAATTAGCACTGATTGCGGCTAGATTAGTCAAGTTGCATATGAAGCACAACCATGTTACACTGCTAACAGACACGCCAACACTGGCAGCACTTGAAGCAGCTCTGCCCGTTGACTTGTTTGTTAAAACGTTCGATCACATTATTGTAGAAGATATTGCACACGAACAAAATACAAGGACACATAGAGACAGTCCTTGGACAGAATTTACAACGCAGTTTAACAACAAAAACAAACATAGCATTTTTGAAAAAAGTCCTTACAACAAGACCTTGATGATTGATGTGGACTACTTAATCGGTAACAACACCTTTGATGCAATATTTGAAACTGATACTGAAATAGCCATGTATAAGGATGCTATTAGTGTTAGAAACTACAAACCTAGAATATGGGAACAAAAACTGCACCCAGACGGTATAGACATGTGGTGGTCAACTGCTATCTACTGGCGCGCCGACAGCGAAACAGCAAGATTATTTTTTGATCTTTGGGAGCATGTCAAGGAAAATTATAGCTACTATAAATGGCTGTATAAGTTTCCAGGCGTTCTATTTAGAACAGACTATGCGGTTAGTATAGCAGCACATATTTTAAATGGACATAAACAGGGGAATTTAATACACGAATTACCTGGAAAGACCATGCGGTTCAGTGAGCAAATAGATGATATTGCTAGCGTTGATGGAGCAGCAGATTTACTTTTAGTTTGCCCTGACCCTAAAGAATTATGGAAAAATATTGCCAGCAGAATTAAAAATGAAAACGTTCACGTTATGAACAAGATGGCAATATTGAGACACTACGAAAAAATTAAACGTATAATATATGAGTGAAGGTTATTTAATTGTTGGCTGTTCTATGAAGAACCTAACGCAAGTCGAACTGCTGGCTAAAAGCATTAGACTTGCAGATCCTGCACGTCCTATTAGTATTATTAGTCACGAAGCCGGCCTTAAAGATTATATCTTACATATCGATCAGGAAATACTTTTTGAAAGCAAGCGAATGAACAGTACCGCTGTATACTTTCACTCATTGTTAAAAAGCCCTTATGAAAAAACAATAGCGTTTTTGCCTGATCAGCTACTGATAGATTTTAATACAGATGTATGGGAAAACTTGCGAGGGATGAACAGTATTGTAATTCCTAAAACAGTTAAGAGTTTTAACGGCGAAATAATTTCAGCAGACCAAACAGCTCGCGGTCAAATAGAACAACAAAGTTTTAGTGAACAGTCGGTTTTAAATGCTATATTTTTTAATCGAAACAAAGCATGTGATTATATTTTTGGTATGTGTAGCTTGCTAGCACATAATTATAACCAAAATACTTTTATAGATTTTTTTGCAGGACAAAATCATAGTATGCCAAGTTTTCCTGAGAAAATATGGCCATCGTGGTTATTATCTATGATGGCACAGATGTTGCCTGCTAAAATTACTAAATTTAATTTTTTAGAATGTGTTGATTTAAGTCCCCGAGAGCAGTGTTATACTAATAATAATTGGGCAACAAAAGCATGGCCTGAGTTTTTGTCATGCTGGGTAAACGATACTGGCAGTATAAAAATTGAAAATTTTGTACAGACTGGCTTGGTTAAGTATAATACAAGTAGTTGGTTAACTGATGCAAATTTAACCAATCTACGCCGCAGATATATTTAAATGGACAACAACACAGAATTTGACGTACAAAAAACTATTCTTAAAAAGAAAGATGTTAAGAGTAGTAAATTCTTTGTTGGCTATAATAAAATAACAGGGCAAGTTTATTCAGTATCGCCTGCCGAACCTGAAAACCTCCCATTTTTTGAAACAGATAATTACCTATTAGTTAAAAATTTATTTGATAATAAAATAACTTTACATAAACTCAAAGCGGTAAGAAACAATCTTGGTCAACTAGTACTAGCAGAAAAAACATCAACGCGCCGCAGCGAATTTAATTATATCACCGCCGAAATAAATTTACAAGCATTTGTGCAGTTGTCCTGTGATTTAGTTTCTAAACGAATAACAATTAAATTTATTGACGAATTATTTAAATTAGCTTATACTAATAATAGTATAAACGAAGAAATACTAGGGTCGTTGCCGGACTATATCGAAGTCAATTGTTTTAATGCATTTGATCCCGGAAAGTTCTCCGGAAAGATTATAATAGATGTTGATGCCATATTTAAAAATAAACAGCAAAGTATACAGGCTGTTTGGTTGCCAGATGACCCTGTTGAATTTAGCCAACTAAAGTTTATGCATTATGATTTTGGATTAAAGATAAGTCCAGAATATCAAGATAGGCCGTCAGAAGCTAAAAATAAAAACGAGCGTCCTGTTATTGTTTATAAACAAACTCAAAACCAATTAGAGCTACAAAGTTTAATAGAGCAAGCTGATAATTTTAGACTAGCTGCAACCATCGAGTTCTTTATAACAGAGTACAACGACCCTGGTAAAATATTAGATGTTGTAAGTGTAAATAGCAGTAGATTAAATGATTACGCAAAGACAACTATTTCTTTAGCAACAAATAAACCAGTACAAGTAATTTCCAATTATGATTATTTGTCTATTAAGGATGTAAATGAAAGCACCTATTACGAATTTTGACATAGTTTTTATCAGTTATGATGAACCAAATGCTGATAAAAACTATGCAGACTTATTAACAAAAGCGCCCTGGGCAAAAAGAGTGCATGGGGTTAAAGGCTTTGACGCCGCACACAAAGCAGCAGCTCGAGTGGCAACTACTGATAGATTTATCACCGTCGATGCTGACAATATTGTGCGAGATGAATTTTTTACTATTGAACTTGACATGGACAAGATTGGTCGTCACGATGTTATCAGTTGGGCAGGCAAAAATATTGCCAATGGTCTAGTCTACGGCAACGGTGGTATTAAACTATGGCCCAAGCACGTAGTCGAACAAATGAAAACACACGAAGCGGCCGAGGACCCAAAGGCACAAGTAGATTTTTGTTGGGACATTTATTATTTTCAAATGAACAATATCTACTCTGATGTGCATAATAATGCTAGTGCTTATCAAGCGTTCAGAGCAGGCTTTAGGGAAGGAATTAAACTTTTGTTAGAAGGTGGACAGCCCGTCGATCCAAGACTACTTAAACAGAGAGTGCATGATAGAAACTACAAGCGAATGTTAGTTTGGTCTAGTGTCGGAGCAGATGTTGATAACGGACTTTGGATGCAGTTTGGTACTAGACTAGGGGCGTACATGTCTAACCTAGCTAGAGATGAGTTTGACTTTACGCTAGTTAGAGATTATGACTGGATTGACGGATTTTGGGAAGCAAGCATACAACCGCAGTTTGTTGGCACTACTGGGAAATGCACAGCAACAGGCTGGACTTATGATGTTGAGTTGTTAAAAAAGAAAATATTTACATTTGGCGAAACACTACGCAGCAGACTAGGTTTGGAAATTGCAGAGTTAGATGCTAACGGTAGCCGCATGTTTAAAGAAAGTTGGATCAATCCTCCTCGCCTTGGTGCATTAGTAAAAGAAACAGAAGTGGATAATAGCATACAATGACTTCTATAAAACAATTTAAACAGCAACTCGATGCAGTAAGCCCTAGTTTTTGTGTTGCAAAGTGGAAACAGGTGACATTGCATTTACAAACCGGACACAATCATAGTTGCCATCACCCAACTGTACATAAAATCCCGCTGGGAGAAATTGCAATAAACCCAGCAGCACTGCACAATACTAATTTTAAAAAACAACAACGCAAGAAGATGTTAGAAGGAACTCGTCCTTCTGAATGTGAATATTGCTGGAAAGTAGAAGACAGTCATGAAGATGCAATAAGCGACCGTGTATGGAAAAGTCATGATGTGTGGGCACAGCCTTACATGCAAGAAGTTGCAGCATTGCCGTGGGATGCAGACATTAGTCCTAGCTACTTAGAAGTTAGCTTTAGCAGTGTTTGCAATTTTAAATGCAGCTATTGCACTCCGCAGGTAAGCAGCGCATGGATGGACGAAATTAAACAGTTTGGCGCATATCCTACACATGATCGATTTAATGACATCACTTGGTATAATGCAGCAGGGCAAATGCCTATCCCTCATAATCAAGATAATCCCTATGTAGATGCGTTTTGGGCATGGTGGCCCGGCATTTACAAAGAATTAAAACATTTTAGAGTCACAGGTGGAGAGCCATTGTTAAGTAAGGACACATTTAAAGTTCTTGATTATATTATAGAGAATCCTAATCCAGACCTTGATTTAAGTATCAATAGCAATATGTGTATTCCTGAAGCACTACTTGAAAAGTTTATAGAAAAAGTAAAAATAATTTGCAGCGAGAAAAAAGTTAGACGATTTAAGATATTCACAAGTGCAGACGCGCACGGCGCAGCAGCAGAATATATTAGAAACGGTTTAGATTATACTGCATGGTTGGCTAATATACAACGGGTATTAGACCAAGTCCCAGAATGCACTTTTACAATTATGAGCACGTATAATTTACTCAGCGTTGCAAGTTATTTAAAATTCTTAGAAGACGTTGTTGCTATTAAGAACAAATACGGCGGCGCAACCGGTCGCCCTAATCCTTTAATATTAGATACTCCTTATTTGAGATACCCAAGCCATCAGTCTATTTTTCTTTTGCCAAACAATGCGGCAGAATTTATACAAGAACAAGTTGATTTTATGCAACAGCACATGGAAGATCGTAATGATCCTGCAAAAATAAACACAGGGTTTGCAGAATGGGAAGTTGAAAAGTTTAAGAGAATTTTAGAACTAATGCGATCAAAGGATGAAATTCAGGGCAGAGTATTGCAATCGCATAAAGATTTTGTTGCATTTGTTGATGAGCACGATCGTCGTAGAGGAACAGATTTTAAAAAGACTTTTCCAGAGTATGTAGCACTTTACGACTACTGGAAAGCAAACCCAATAACAGGTTAAAATTATGAGCAAAGTAAGAATAGCATTTTGCATAAGTGGTCAGCCCAGGACCTGGCGCAAATGTGTACCTGGCTGGAAAAAGTTTGAGCAACGCTTGAAAGAAATAACAGGTGCCGAGCAGGTTGATTATTTTTGCCATGCTTGGGACTTTAACACTCCTCCGCATGTTGTCTTGGCTAACGCTGTTGATAATACTGGTATAGCTGAAACTTATACCAGTGTAAAAGGAATTACAATTAGTCAGCAGGAAAAAGAAGATTTAATTGCAGAAATAAATCCCGTTAGTATCAAATGGGAAAACGAATCTGTAAGCAAGCGAAGGTCCTCTATAACATGGGAACGCGGCACTGTAAATGCAAATGAACATGGACAGCCGGTTATGGCCTGGGCTGCAAGTCAATTCTATGGAGTTATGCAAGCTGCTGAACTTAAAAAAACATACGAATACGAAAACTTTTTTACATATGATTATGTTTTTAAATTGAGATTTGATTTATTTTTAGACGATCATCAAATTGATTGGTTTTTTAATAAGGACAGCGGAGACTTTGTCGAGCCAGCACATAATACAGTTTATACCTGTCATACTAGAAAAGATCCTGCACAATTCCCCTTTCACAGATTTGGTGACATATTTTGGTATAGCGATAGTTATTCTTTTGATAAAATCTCTAGGTTCTATGACTGGCTACCTTGTATAGGTTCTAGAAGCTTTATTGGCAATGATATTGCTACTGAGCATGTGCTTTATTTTTATGCTAAAATGTTAAAAATGTCAGTCAGGGCAATATCCATCGATCCGAAAATATTTAGACAATCAAATTATTTAGAATTAAAACAACAAGCAGGATTTGCAGAAGGATTAGGCGGCCATGAGCTTATATAATTTTAAACACGAAGCAAGCGACAAAGAAAATATTTTTGTAAAACCTTTTAAGATTGCTGTCTGTCTCAGCGGGCAACCCCGACACTGGAGAACAGCAGCAAAAAATATTCATCACTTTTTTGAACAGCAAAAAATTCACCACGATCTCGGCACAGAAATGAAAGTTGATTACTTTATTCACACATGGGATACAAACACTTGGAGGAAGCCAAAAACAGATCATGCAGTGTTTGAAAATGTTAAACATGAAGATGCCCGAGATATACATAAGGAATTTAATCCTAAAGGCATGATATGCGAAGAATTTATACAAGATAACTTTGCATTAGCATGGGATCCGATGTTTTATAGCTTTGCTCGCAGCATAAGATTAAAAAGAGAATACGAACTTGCAAATGATATGCAATATGACATTGTGATCAAGGCAAGATTGGATACGATTTACAATCCAAATTGGACTATGAATTACGGGCGTTGCTATCCTGGAGTATGCTATACTAGTACTCCGATTACAAAATTCCCAAGTGAATTTAATTACAATAATTTCGACGATGTATTATTCTGGGCCAACAGTCCTACTATGGATCTAGTTGGAGAACTTTATAATAACAATTTACGTTTATTAAATAGTCAGTATAAACTACAAAATGAAGCCGGCACGGATCTAGATCCTGCATTATACTATGGCCCTGGTTGTTCTATATACAAATACCTAACAGACAACGGGCTTCATCCTGAAGGTAGTAGAATTATAGAATATGCCGTTGTTAGAGAAACAGCAACGACTGAAAATTTAGATAGCATTATTGATTATGACGAAATTAGAAAAAAATGGTTTGAGTGGTACATTTAAAAAAGACAGCTTGTTTGATTCGATCAACAACGCAACAGACACGCAAGAACCTTTAGAAATTATTGTCGATGGAGACAGTTGGGTTTTTGGTTGTGAAATTGTAGATCCTGTTCTAGTTGAAAAACATGGAGAGGATTTGTTTCCTGGATATTACGATTTCGAAGAAGCCAATGACAAATACAGACGAACGAAGATATTTTCCTATCACTTAAGTAAAATGCTCAACTGTAAAGTCACTAACTTGTCGTGGCCTGCAGACGACAACGGTAGTATTTTGCGCAGGACTATGGAGTATATTGCTAGCGAATACATCGCCCTTGGGCGCAGCACAAAAAATCTATTAGTAATGATTGGCTGGTCTAGTCCTGAGCGCAATAGCTTTTGGTTTAAAGATCAGGATATGAGTCATTTGTTTAGACTATGGCCGCAAGTTAGACATTTTGATCACCCTGCACAGGAAAAGTTTTGGGAACTTTACGTATCCTACCTATGGAATCCCGAAGAATACATTACCCGTTATGTTTTTAACGTTGTTCAGTTTCAGAATTTCTGTAAGGCACATGATATATCTTGGCTCTGCTGGAATAGCTTTTATCAGTCGCCGGGAAAAAATCCTCAAGACTGGCATGACTTGGATATTCGACAAGAGATAGAACAACTGTTAGGAGCAACTGGCGGATATCAATATCAAGAAACTACTAGACCATCAGAGCGATCTGCTCGCACTAATAACTATTTGAATTTATGGAACACAGTTGATCCTGTTAGATTTTACAAAAAAGATCAGCCGTGTAGCACATTTAAGAGCTATGTAGAACAACCGCATTTAAAAATAAAACAAGTACTAAACGGTTGGCACCCAGGGCCAGACAGTCATCATGCATGGGCAAAAGAACTTGTTAGATACATTAAAGAACACAATTTGCTTCCATGATAAAAACACTTTATGTAAATGGTTGCAGTTGGACAGCCGGCAATGAATTAGAACAAGACCTTGAATTTGATCTACACATTGATAATTTAGGATTATACAAAGAGGACCCTGCTGATCCGTTAAATTGGAATTTGTTAGATAAAAAAACGCACAGCCCTGTAGCAGCGTATAGTGACTATTATAATGAATTTAATTGGGGAAAGTATCTTGCAGATGCAGTCAATGCAAAGTATATAAATGCAGCAGCAGGAGGCGGCAGTAATGCAAGAATAGTTAGAACTACGCTCGACTACGTGCTTTCATTGTCTGAACAAGACAGAAAAGAATTATTTGTCATAATAGGATGGACTTGCGCAGACCGCAGCGAAATTTATTTAGAAAATGCGTGGCAGTTGTGGAATAATACTCAGCCATTTGGACAAACTGTTGATAGATTGTTATTCGACAATGAAAAAACAATTGCAGCAGTTGAAAAGATACAGGAACAATCTTGTGTCTATTTAAATTCCGACACTGCTAATATGCAGAATTACTTTCAGTCAGTTTATTTGCTTGCAAATACTTTAGAAAATTTAGGTGTTAAGTTTTTCTTTTTTAATGCACTGCCTGCTTGGTGGACAGGCGGAGACTTACAGTGTAAGATAAATGTAGAGGAAGAATTTAAACACTATATTAAATGGCACGAACAGCATAATAATATACTTGGTGCAACTGATTCGATGTATGCTTTTATGCATGATAATCGGCTTCCGGTTGCAAAATATCTGCATCCGTTATGTCGTGGACATAGAGCTTGGGCTGAATACTTACTTGATAATATGCAAGCAAGAGGAATTATATGAACTCACTGTGGGTATATGGTTGTAGTTTTAGCGAACCGTTTGGATTAGAATCAACTGGACCTCGATTTGACTCTAGTGGAGCTAGGATACTTTCGGCAGACTACTGGGGAACACATTTAGCTGCTAAACTTAATTTAACTTGTAAAACAAAAAGTATTAGCGGCGTAGGATGGAACTATATTACAGAAGCAGTAGATGCTGATGTTTTATCATGGGATAGAAATGATGTAATAATAATAAGCCCTAGTTTTTTTACTAGGGTGACACTCGAGGAACTGGTTAAAAGAGATAGCCAAAGCGAACTAGCTATGCAAATGAAACCGTGGGATCAAATTTATAACTACAATAAGACTAGGTGGAAACAAAAAATAAAAACCTTGCAGCACTTTGGCTATCAAGTTTATACATGGTCGGTTGATCCTGTAGAAGCAGATATAGTTGATAATTTATTAGTGCCCAACGATACAACCGCCTGTTGGAAAGACTGGATGGATCAACACTACGAATATTGGACTAGCTTGCCTGGTGTAGTATATCCTATGGGCGACTGGCATTTTAATCCGCAAGGACACCGAGCTGTGGCAGAAATAATCTATAAGCAACTATGCAAAAAACAGCAGTAATTGTTTCCGGTTCATTAAGGCATATGTCTTGGGCAGCAACCAGCTGGCAATTTAAAAATGCTGATTATTTTTTAGTAGTTGATGAATCTATTCAAGCTGCACAAAGTCAAACTTTTATCGATTCGGCTTATAATCAACTGCCTTGCAACAATATTAAATTTACTTCTACTTGTATTCTTGCGAGTAATGCAGCAATTGATGAAAATTTATTAGAGAAATTTCCTGCACACTCTACTAATGTCAGTGTTAAGATGGCATTTAAATGGCTAGTGGCTTATAATCAAATTCTTGCATTTAATAAAAATAGAAATTATAATCGTATAGTTTTAATACGACCAGATTTATACTTGTGGGGAGCAGCAGAATGGCCTGACATGTTATGTAATTTTAATACGCTGCCTAATACAGTGCATTCAGTTGCAGGAATAAGCGAAGACTGGAATAAGGATAGGAATTATCCGGTTATGGGTGATGTTTTATTTGTAGTAGATTTAGAAACGTTTGAAAAGCTATCTGGTTTTTATGCTTATTTTTTAAAAAATTACAATTTAATACAGCAGCATAGATATGATATACACAGCCTGTTGCCTAAATTCCTAACAGAACATAATATAAAAGTAAGCGGTGATTTATCCCCGTGGCTAACTTTTAACGTGCTCAGACCCAATATGGAAGATTGCTTTGATGCACACGGGCTAAAACAAGGATTAAGCCCGAATGTGCTAATAAACAAACAGCAAGAATGGTGGAAAAATAAATATGGAACCTAAAAATATTGTAATGTGCGGGGATAGTTTTGCAGCAGGAATAGGCTGTCATGACTTAACAACTGAACCAGTAGTAGCCCTTGTAGCAAAAAAATTAAACATGCCCTGGCTTAATTTAGCTAAAGGATCAAGTACAAATTTAAGTATTTTCTTGCAGGCCAAATATGTTGCAGAGCAATTAAAAGACACTACTGAATTAGTCTTAATAGGAAATACAAGTTATGACAGAGTAGAATGGTTTCCTGAAGGCACTGAATTTGGCAACGGCGAACTGTCTATGCTGGACGTAAATTATCACGAATACCCGCCGTTTATGCCGGGTACTTATGTTGCTGATGGGGTAGGAATAGAAGGCAGGCCTCATCCTATGCAAGACCTTGACGATTATCGTGGTACTATGCTCACGGAAAATTACATGGGTGTTATAGATTTTTGGGAAACATTTGCCAGTCAAGGACGCCCAAGCGATTACTACAAACGGTTTGACACTGAACCGAAATCTAAAATGCAAGCCCTTTATAATTTTGCAGCCATGGTGCATGAACCGAGAATAAATCGAATCTACAGCATGGGAGTTCTTACCATGGCTCACAATATTCTTAAAAAGAATAATATCAAGCACTTGATCTTTAGTCAAGAGCCGAATGCCTATGCTAACTATATAGACACTACAAATTTAGTCGAAATAAGCTGGGGGCAATTGAGTTTAGACTATCCTGATGATTTGGGAACGTATCACACTAGCGCCCAAGGGCATCAAGTAGCAGCTCAAGCAGTTATGACTAAATTAAAAGAAAACAGATGGAACAAAAAATGGAAATCAAACTAGTAAGCAAACATTGGGGACATGAACTTTGGATAGCCGATGGCGTAAGGACTCCTTATGCTAGTAAGCGTATTTTGTTTAAAGCTGGGAATAGAACCAGCTTGCAAGTACATGAAAAAAAGTTTGAGACTAACTATGTCTTAAGCGGCACTGGTATTTTGCATCGTAGTAAAACAATTTTAAACATAGAATATTTCCTAGAACACGGTATGACCTCTAAAGAAGTAGAAGAATATGAAGCAACTTTTGAAGTTATAGAACTTAAGGAAGGCGTTGTGTTTGATGTTGCTCCGGGTTATGTGCATCGTGTTATAGCAACTACAGACTTAGAGTTTATGGAAACTAGCACTACTGAACTAGATGATGTTATAAGACTACAAGACGATCAAGGACGCACACATGGCAGAATCAGCTACGAACACCAATAATACTGTTATTATACCTACTGCTGGATTAGGCAGCAGAATGGGCAACTTTACTAAAAATCTAAACAAAGCCTTGTTGCCTTACAAAGACAAACCAGTCTTGGGGCATATTATAGATGCATTTCCCGCAGATACACATTTTGTTATCCCTGTGGGTTATCTTGCAGATCAAGTTATGGATTTTTGCCGTGTAGCTTATGCAGATAGAAACATAACTTTTGTTAAAATAGATGATTATATAAGCGAACGCAGCGGTACGGCTTATACATTAAAACAATGCCGTGAATATATTACAGGGGCATTTTGGTATGTTCCTTGTGATACTTATTTTAATGAAGCTATAGTAGATAAAATAGGCAATAATGATTGCTATTTCGTCAAGCATGTTCCGGAAAAAGATACTCATCTTTATACAATGTTTGATTTAGCTAGTGATTTTACTATTAAAGAAATACAGTTTAAAAAAACAACTCCTGACTCATGGACAGCATTTACAGGTTTAATGTATATACACTATCATGCTGAATTTTGGGCAGCATTAGAACAATTAAAAAGCAACGAGTTTATCTATACTATTAAACAAGGTTCCGACACGGCTGGATTAGTCTCATGGAAAGACTTTGGAAGTCCTGAAATTTATCAAACAGAATTAAGTAAAAGTCAAAAGTTTGATTTTAGTAAAAAGGACGAAATAACTTATATTGTAAATAATCGAGTTGTTAAATGGTGGCTTGATCCTAGCATTGCCGAGAAAAAAGCTCGTAAGGCTGAAATTAATGCAGGAGTATTTCCTCCTAATGTCACACATAGTGGAAATTATATGGCCTATGACTTTTGGCCAGGACAAACACTTTACGAATTTAATAATCCTATTGCATTCGGTGAATTATTAGATTGGCTTGAACAGACTGTATGGCAGGATTATTCTGTTAATGTAGAAGCCGCAGCAATAGAATTTTATAAAACAAAAACTCTATTAAGAATAAACAAATTTTTAGAAAAGTATCCAAATTTATCTCCAGTACTTACCGTTGATGGTATTGCAATTAAGAGTTATCAACACTACTTGGATAATATAGATTGGCTATATTTGGCGCAGACTGCCCGACCGGGATTTATGCACGGCGATTTGCAGTTTGATAACATTGTTATTAACAGCGCAGGAGAGTTTAAGCTAATTGATTGGCGACACGAGTTTGCGGGCATAGTTGAGTATGGTGATATTTACTATGACTTGGCAAAAATGGCTGGTGGCTTTATAATTAACTATGCCAACATTAAAAACCATAACTTTAATGTTGAAATAGACAATCACGCAGTGACATTAAGCGTTCCTAATATAGACAATATAACAGTGTATCAACAAAAATTAAAAGACTATGTTGTTGCTCACGGACTTGACTATAAAAAAGTTAAACAGCTTGTGCCTATTATATTTTGGAATATGAGTCCATTGCATACTGCACCGTTTGATCTGTTCCTTTGGTATTTAGGATTAAAGTTATTTGCAGAGTTGGAACAATGAAACATTATGTAAGTGTAAGCCAATTTCCCGGGAAGACTGGGCAATATTATTATACTAAATTTTTTGAACATTACAATTTATCAGCAGACTACACACCGATTGGTATATCAGATAAGTTGAGTGAGTTTATTCAGCAACAAAAAACTCTAGCATCGGGTATAAGTGTTAGCATGCCTTTTAAATCTCGAGTTATTGACTATCTAGATGAGTTAGATATTTCTGCTATCGAATACGGTTCCGTTAATACTATTACCATTAACAACGGTATTACTCGCGGATATAATGCAGACCTAGCAGGAGTAGAATACACTTGCAATTTAATTAATAAACATGATAGAATTATTATATTAGGTTCGGGCGCAATGGCTAAAATGTTTTTTGATTATTTAAAAACAAATGGTTATTCTAATGTAAAAATTGCAGCTAGAAATACTGCATATAACTCTTGGCATAATAGATTTAATGCAGCTGACGTTATAATAAACTGCACAGCACTAGGAACTAGCTCAAGCGAAAGCCCTTATAAAATTGGACAAATGAGTCCAGATGTTAGAATGGTGATCGATTTAGCTATTAAAGACAACGAGTTTGCAAAACAATGTGCGGATAAGTCTGTTAAATACATCAACGGAACGGTGTTTTATCGTGAGCAGTTTTTACGACAGTTTGAAATATACACAGGTATAAAACCCGATGCCGAATTATTTGATAAATTTGAGAGACAATTGCATGAAAAAATTTAAATTAGGCTTTGGTCCTATGAGCAAGTTGATTGCTAAATCGCTTGCAAAATACTCTGCAACAACTAATAGTCCTTTAATGATTATTGCAAGCAGAAACCAAGTTGATGCAACTTCGGGCTATGTTTGTACTAGCCGAGAATTAGTAGAACTTGTAAAAGAGTATAAAACAGATAACCTGTTAATTTGTAGAGACCATTGCGGTCCTTATTTTGCAGATGCTGATAAAACACTGACATTAGAGCAGGCAATGGCTCGTTGTCGTGAAACTATTGCTGCGGACATTGCAGCGGGCTTTGACCTCTTGCACATTGATGTTAGTAGAGTTAAACCGGATCCGTTAGCAGCCGCAGCAGAATTGTTTGACTATGCATTAAGTTTGAATCCTAACATTAAATTTGAGTTTGGTAGCGAAGATAATACAGGCATTGATTTAGATTCAAGTATTGCTAGAATAGAAAGTCAATTAGAGTTTTTAGAAAAGTATAAAAACAATTTGGTATTTTTTGTTAGCCAAACCGGCAGCTTGACTAAAGAACACCAAGCAGGCAAATTTGATGTTGCTATGAATAAACAGACTGCTCAGAAAATACATGCAGCGGGCTTGCTGTTTAAAGAACACAATGCAGATTATTTTACAGCAGAAGATTTAACTGCTAGAGCGTCTGCTGGAATTGACAGTTTAAATATTGCCCCGCAGTTGGGTAAAATACAAACGCTACTAACCGAAAAATTTGCAGCAGCTACAGCCTGGGCAGAATTTTCTGACTATGTTTATCAACAAGGCTTTTGGGCGCGTTGGGTAAGCGATCAAGGTCAAGACCGTAGTAATGCAGTTGCAGCCAGTGCTCATTATTGTTTTGCTACTGAAGAATATCAAAAGGTACTAGCAAGCATTATAGACTTAACACAGTTCGATCAAGCCCTTGAACGAGAGATATTTGCCTTAATCGACTTTTACAAAAAGTTTGTCGAAGAGTCAGAATTCCAGGAAAAATTACAACAACGACTAGAAGAACTGCGTCGTAGAGATCCATTTATATACCGATGAACATTTGGGGAATAAGTGCCAACAGCCATGATGCTGCGGTTAGTGTTTGGCACGATAAACAACTACAATTTGCAGCACACAGTGAACGCTACAGCGGCATTAAAAATGATGGACATTTATGCGCAGGTATATTAGAACAAGCATATACGTTTGGCAAGCCTGATCTAGTTGTTTGGTATGAAAATCCCAAACTAAAAACCGCTAGACAATTTTATGCTGGCCAAGGCGATCGAACTGCCGAGAACGATGTTGAGTCTTATTTGGCAAAATACAACATTGATGTCCCTGTATTTTATGGCGAGCATCACAAGAGCCATGCAGCAGCGGGCTACTATACCAGTGGCTTTGCAGATGCAACGGTTGTAGTTATCGACAGTATAGGCGAGTTTGAAACACTAACAGTATGGTCCGGTGAGGGCAATGAACTAAAACGAGTTTATACGCAGAACTACCCTGACAGCGTAGGCCTTTGGTTTAGTGCTATGACACAGCGTATTGGTTTAAAGCCCAACGAAGAAGAATACATTCTAATGGGCATGGCTGCATACGGCGATGCTAACAAGTATAAAGCAGCTATATATGAAGATTTCTTTTCTACCATCAACGGCCCAGAAATTAAATTTAAACGCAACTTGCACAGAGGTTGCCCAGACTGGAGACTTGATTTATTAAGCCAGCAAGATAGCTTTGACATTGCAGCCGCAACGCAAGCGATATATGAGGAACTTCTACAGGGCATTAGTCGCTGGGCACGTAAAACTTTGCCTAGTAAGAATATTGTTCTTATGGGAGGCTGTGCTCTAAACTGTGTTGCTAACAGCACCATATCCGGAGATTGGGATAATGTTTGGATTATGCCCAACCCGGGGGATGCAGGATCTAGTGTCGGAGCAGTTGCAGCATACTTTAGCGAACAAGTTGCATGGCCTGGCGCTTACCTGGGCACCAATATGGGCGACACTTATCCGGTAGAGGAAACAATCGATGTTCTTAAAACTGAAAAAATTGCCGGCGTGGCTACAGGACGAGCTGAATTTGGTCCTCGTGCATTGGGGCACCGCAGCCTGTTGGCAGATCCCCGAGGACCCGAAATCAAAGATGCAGTCAACGAAATTAAGCGCAGACAAAAGTTTAGACCATTTGCCCCTGCAATCCTAGAAGAATATGTACATGACTACTTTGACATGCCCTTAGGTATAACAGCTAGCCCTTATATGCAGTATGTTGCTCGGTGCAAACAGCCCGATCTATTCCCTGCTATTATTCACGCAGATGGAACTAGCCGTGTGCAAACCGTTAGTAAAAACGACAGCCCCGGGTTCCGTAAGTTGCTAGAAGAATGGCACAAGGAAACAGGTTGCCCTATGCTGGTTAATACTAGCTTAAACATCAAAGGACAGCCTATGGTTGATAATATCGAACACGCTCGTGCCTTTACAGCCAAATACGGTGTTAAGGTATTATCCTGAGCAAGTGCGTTAAATATAAGCACAATGCTGGATGTATTCTTTTTAAGTTATAACGAACCTTATGCCGACGAGAACTATGCGGAGCTACTAAAAAAGGCTCCTCATGCTCGTCGTGTTAATGGCATTACGGGATTTACACGAGCACACCAAGAATGTGCTCGTAGAAGTTTAACTAACAACTTTTATGTTGTTGATAGTGATGCAGTTATAGTTGACGAGTTTGACTTTAAGTTTACCCCGAGTAAGTATAACACATGGTGGGGTATTCCTGAAAGCGAATGTTTATGTTTATGGAACAGCGTCAATCCCATCAACGGACTCGTTTATGGACACGGTGGTGTTAAACTATTGCCTAAAAAATCCCTACTAACAAAAAATCCCCATACTGTTGACTTTACTACCGGCTTTGGATTGAGTATTAAGGTATTCGACCAAGTAAGTAATATAACAAAATTTAACTACGACGAGTTTAGCACATGGCGTAGTGCATTTAGAGAATGTGCAAAATTAGCAACGAATTTAACTAATGAAGAATTGCGGCATAAATTAAATTATAATCAACAGGCAATTGCTCGTGCAATAGAAGAAACTAATCACCGGTTAACTGTGTGGACAAGCAAAGGTGCAAAAAAATCCTTTGGCAAGTTTGCCATAGAAGGCGCACGAGCAGGAAAAGATTATGGCATCGAGCATGCCGGTGCAGTTGATGCATTAGTTAAGATAAATGATTTAGAATGGATGAAAGATGAGTTTATTAAATTCTATAAACAGTGATAATATTTTTGAAGTGTTTAAACCAAGCACTGTAAAATTAAAGGAAATTCCGGTAATATTTTTAAGTTTTGATGAGCCTAACGCTGATGAAAACTTTCGACATCTTATTGATAATCACCCTAAACCGCATATGTGCAAAAGAGTGCATGGGGTTAAAGGATTCGATGCTGCACATAAAGCAGCAGCTGAAGCAGCAGGCACTGATAGGTTTTTTACAGTTGATGCCGACTGTCAAGTTGATCCTGCCCTTTGGAAAAAAAGTATCGAGCTAACTAAAGAATTGGCAAGTGCAACATTAAGTTGGAGTAGTAGAAATTTAGTCAATGGTCTAGTCTATGGCAACGGCGGCGTTAAGCTATGGTTTGCAGAACATGTTAAAAACATGAAGAGTCATGAAGCAGCTGATAAACAGGACGGTAAGAACAATGTTGATTTTTGCTGGGACGCTGAAAACTACAAGCAAATGAACAATACCTGCGGTATAGTCTATAGTAATGCAAGTCCTAAGCAAGCATTTAGAGCAGGTTTTAGAGAAGGCATTAAAATGGGTCTGGACCAAGGGAATAAAGTTGATATAGCCGACTTTAAACACAAGATGTATCCTGCAAATTTTGCACGTTGGCTCATTTGGATGACAGTTGGCAGAGATGTTGAAAATGGAGCATGGTGTATATATGGAGCACGTTTAGCCGCTTACATGTTGTATGTCGAGAACTTTGACTACACCACTATTGCAGACTACAGCTGGTTTAATAAATTTTGGAAAGAACAATTAGAAACACTAGCGCACGGGGAATACTTAGAAACGCATAATAAGCAACTTCTCACTGAACTTAGAACAGCACTAGACCTTCCGTTAGTTGAGCTAGAAGCTGATCAAAGTGTTTGGTTTAAACATGTGCATATTAGTCCTAACAAAGGACAAGGCTGGCCAGCACTGTTGAACCAAAGTGCGTTGCCTTTATATGGATTTACTTTACCTAAATTTTAATAATGACTCCTGTTTATTTTTTATATACAAACGAAGCAAATTTACAAACAAACTGGGAACGACTGCAACAGTTTGCACCTAAAGCGATTGCAGTAGCAGCAGTTGGTTCGATATTCGAAAGCCATAAGCATATTGCTTCTATGTGCAGTGAATCTAGTTTTTACGTAGTTGATGCAGACTGCTGGATAGTCGATCGGTTTAGCTTTGATAAAAAAATAGAACTAACACCGCGCAGTGTTGCAGTGTTTAGAGCAAAGAATCCCATCAACGGATTAGTTTATGGTCATGGGGGTATAAAGCTGTTCAGCAGCGATTGTTTCGGCGTAGAGCGCTTAGACAAGCCCGACATGACCACCACATTAGCTGATAGTTATATCAAGGTTAATATATTAGCCAGCGAACATAGATTTAACTACAGCCCATATGCCACTTGGCGAACAGCATTTAGAGAAGCAATCAAGTTAAGCGCAGGCATTAATAAAAACAACAATGATCAAGAAAGCCTGGACCGTCTTAACATGTGGCTAAACGCTGGTATAGAAGCAGAGCACGGATACTTTGCTATACAAGGTGCTAGAGCCGGAGAACAGTATGCACGTTCTAAAGCAGCAGACTTCACGCTTGTTAATAATTTTGCGTGGCTAGAAAGCCAATTCAAAGAATGGACGGGATTAAATGCAGGCAAATGACATAACATGGTTATTTGGAGTTGAAAAGTATTTTCATTTTGTACAGGACTCGTCTAAAAAAGAATTTATACGTAATATTATAAATTTAAAATATGCAGATCCTGCTTCTAAACCATGGAGCTTGCGTAATTTAATTTCTGATGACTATAAGAAATACCCCGAGTTGCAACGAGAAGATCGTTTAAATTTTTACACTAAAGTATGTTCAGTCAATGAAATTACTACAGAAGAAATAACGTTTGCACTTCGTTCGATTTGGCCCGATGATTCTATTGTGTGCAAGTTGAATAAGATAATGGAATTAGGCTACGGCGATTTACTTCCTGTTATATTTTCTAAAAGTCAAGTATTGAGTAAGATTTGGATGGCTGAAATTCTTTCTAAATTCGATACTAAATTTAACACCATCCTATTGATCGGCGGCTGGCTAACACATCATACATGGTATCTAACTGACTTAAAATTTAATACCTTATATAGCATAGACCCTGATAACAGCATAAACGATCTAGTAGCAGAAGTAAATCCCGGCGCGTTTGTTTTAAATAAAGATGTAATAGACTGTTTTGATTCTAACAATAGATTGTCTTTTTACAATAAGACTTTAGATGCAGATTTAATTATTAACACCAGTAGCGAACATATGGATCAACAATGGTTCGAACGGTTGCCGATTGGTTCTCGTGTGTTTATCGAAGGTAACAATTATTCTATACCGGAACATATTAACTATTCTCATTCTTTTGATAATTTTATAGAAAAATACCCTATGACCACAACGTTATATAAGGGTGAATTGACTTTGCAAAATTATTCTAGATATGCAATTTACGGAATCAAATAATGTATCATTATAATGAAATAACTACAGTGCATTTAGAAATGACAGAAGCATGTAATGCCAGCTGCCCTATGTGCGCAAGGAACCTAAACGGCGGAGAAGTAAGCCCTTTGCTACATGGTGCAGAATTGTCTATTGCAGATATAGAGCATATATTTTCCGTTGAATTTATTCAACAGTTAAACCGTTTATACATGTGCGGCAACTATGGAGATCCGGCTGTAGCAAGTGACACACTAGAAGCGTTTGCTTACTTTAGAGAACATAATCCTAAAATAAATTTAAGCATGCATACGAACGGCAGTATGAAGAAACCTGAATGGTGGGCAGAACTAGCACAGGTCATTAATGGCCGTGGACATGTAGTATTCGGGATTGACGGGCTAGAGGATACAAATCATTTATATAGACAAGGCACTGTTTTTAAAAAGATAATGGAAAACGCTGCGGCATTTATTCAAGCAGGCGGTCGGGCACGCTGGGATTATATTGTCTTTGCACACAATGAGCACCAAGTAAAAGAAGCCCGTGCTCTAGCTGAACAAATGGGTTTTGAAAAGTTTAATATCAAAAAGTCTAATAGATTCTTTAGTAATACTCGCGGTGAAGTCAAACAAGAGCATCAAGCAGGAAATCGTAAAGGAGCAGCAACTACTCTGCTGGCTATGCCCTCTAATCCTGAGTATCACAACCAAGCTATTAAAAAACTCAGTGATATTACAAAAGGGCAACAGTCTGATCCTTATCAACTTATCACAACTGTTGCAGAACTAGAAGGACGTGTTGGTAGTCAAAAGTTTAACACAGATCCTGATAAGAAAAAGCCTATGGAAAAATATTGGGACTCTGTTCCTATTAAGTGCAAGGTAGCAGAAGAAAAAAGCATTTACATTACAGCCGAAGGCTACTTACAACCTTGCTGCTGGACTGCTGGGCAAATGTATGTTTGGTATTGGAAAAACCGTGGCGGACAAATTTGGGATGCAATAGATCGAGCAGGTTTAGATACACTTGACTTAAAAAAGATATCACTTGAGCAGGCTATAGAAGGACAGTTTATGCAGGAAGTTGTACCCAATAGTTGGAACAAGCCTAGTTGTGCAGAAGGTAAATTAGCAGTATGTGCCAAGACATGCGGAACTAAATATGATGTATTTGCAGAACAATTTAAATGAAATTAAAAGACGTTAAAAAAGTAGAATTAGAAATTACAAGCAACTGTAATGCAGCTTGCCCTGGTTGTGCAAGAACACAAAATTTAGACCTTATAACTATAGATACAGTAACATTAGCAGACATAATTAATATGTTTCCTGACGAAGAATCTATAGAAGATAAACGTTTTAAATTTTGCGGAGTATTAGGCGACCCTATTATCAATAAAGAATGTTTAGATATTGTAACTTATCTAGTAGCACATGGCGGACATTGTCAATTGAGTACAAATGCCGGACTACGCGATGCAGAATTTTGGTCGTCACTGGGTAGTTTAAGCCTGCATACTGGGAGAGTAGATATTAATTTCTGTATCGATGGACACAGAGAAACTAATCACATTTATCGTATTAATACAGACTGGGATGTTATCGAACGTAATATAGAAGCGTATTCAGCAGCCGGTAACAAACAAGCATTGGGTACTTGGGTGTACATTGTATTTGATCATAACGAGCGAGAAGTAGAAATAGCGCAGGCACATGCAGAACGTTTAGGTTTTACATTTGCTACAAGAACTGGCATGCGAAATAGTCTGCACAACTGGGTTAGTGATCTTAAGAAAAAGGATAAAAAGACACGAAAAGTAACAGAACAACACACGGTTATCACTACCACTGGAAACAAAGAACATAGTAAAAAAGAATTAGTGCAAGCACTTGACCAGTTTATTAGTATTGCAAATAAAAAGAAAAAAACTCCTCCTCCAAATGTTATGATGATGCTAACAGACGACGACTATGATAAGAAAAAACAAGAAGTTATTGATAGCATCAAATGCAAGATGATACATGAAGACGAAATTTTTATTGCAAGCAATATGACACTATGGCCATGTTGTTTCCTCTGGGATAATGCTTTTAAGAATAAAGAAAACATAAACGAAAAACTTGGTATATTCGAAGAAGGGTGGAACGATCTACGCAAGCATAGCGTAGATGAAATTATGGCTCATCCTTGGTTTAGTAAGATTTTAGGGGACAGCTGGGATCCAGACCATCCCTTACACTTTAGCCGATGCATTAGAACATGTGCTTACAATAAAGCATATCAAAACGAATTTAATTATAAAGATAAAAAATAAATGGCAAATTTACCTAGCAAAACATTTTGTATTCTTCCGTGGGTACATTTAAGCACTCGCCCAAACGGCCATATGCGCGTATGCTGTACTGCAAATGCTAGCAGCGTAGGTCCAACAAACGATAAAGTACATGGCGGCGAAGTTGGTGTGCTCAAAAATGATGATGGCAAGCCAGCAAACTTAAACGTAACTGATTTTTTAAGTAGTTGGAATAATACCTACATGAAAAATACTCGTCTTAAAATGCTAGCAGGCGAAGAGCCTCCTAGTTGCACCAAGTGTTACAAAGAAGAACGTGAAGGTCATAAGAGTAAGCGCCAATGGGAAACATCCTACTGGGCTCAACGAGTAAATGTTGATAAGCTAGTTGCTGATACCGCAGAAGACGGGAGCATTCCGCCGCAGATTACCTACATAGACATGCGCTTTGGCACCAAGTGTAACCTAGCCTGTGTTATGTGCAGCCCGCACGATAGTAGCCTTTGGGTGCCAGAGTGGAACGCAGTTTATCCTACTATCGAGAACGCAACTTTGAAAGAAACAATGGGTTGGAACAACAAAGGTAAGGAAAATGGAGCTAGCTATAACTGGCACAAGAACAACCCTAAGTTCTGGGAACAGTTGTGGGAACAAGTACCCAACATGAAACAGCTTTACTTTGCTGGCGGGGAACCTTTGATCATTGAAGAACACTATAAGATTCTGGAGCAATGTATCAAACAGGGCTATGCAAAGGACATGGAAATACGTTATAATAGCAATGGCGTAGAGTGGCGCGAAGATTTATTTGAGCTATGGAGTCATTTTAAACTAGTTCGTTTCCACTACAGTGTTGATGCAGTTGGCGAGCGTAATGATTACATTCGCTATCCGAGTAAGTGGGATCGCAACCTAGAGGCATTTAGGCAATTGGATGAAGAGACCGGTGACAACGTAGAAGTGACTATTGCATGTGCAGTGCAGGCGCTAAACATTTACTACATTCCAGAATTCCTAAAGTGGAAATTAGAGCATGGGTTTAAAAAGATTAACATGTGGCCATTTGGCGCCGGCGGAGTCAACTATCACTTTGTCTATCACCCACCACACCTAAACGTTAAAGTACTGCCAATGTGGTTTAAGGATGAGATTGAACGCAAGTACGAAGAGTTTATCCCATGGTGGCAAGCTAATTGGGAAAAGGGTGTTCCGGAATGGCACATTGGCAAGGTAACACAGGAAATGTTTGATAAGGCAGACTACGGTGTAGATCGTCTACGCGGCATGGTTCGCTTTGCTAAGAGTGAGGACTGGAGCAATAGACTTCCTGAAATGAAAGAGTATTTAGAAAAGTTAGATGCACATCGAGGCACCAACTTTTATGAAACGTTTCCCGAAATGAAGGATATATTTAAATGAGCGGACCGATAAAATGTTTTTACACCCTAGGCGGCTTAAATTACAAAAATGGTTTTGTAACTAGTTGCCCTCAACAGAGCGATCAATTACACATAATTGAAAATGCTAATCTAATTAAGCCTAGCGATATTTTAAATAGCAACGGCTTTAAAAACCACAGGTTGGAAATGATGTCGGGTAACTGGAGTAGCGGTTGTCATTTATGCAAAGATGTAGAGCAATCAAATGCAGGCCGCAGTATGCGAGCTGACTACTCGGCAATAGAAGATGACTATGATGTAACAACCGGTGCTATTAAGTTCACTGGCTTACGGCATGTCGAATTACGTTTTAGTAATGCATGTAATATGGCTTGTTTGCACTGTAGCGAAGTGTATAGCAGTGGGTGGATGTCTAAGCTCAAACATTATAACGCTGATAAAGAAGACTGGTCTAATAATTTAATTCAACTAACCAAAACTATGCATAGGTCCAGTCCCGACGACGATATGAGTATAAGCATTAGCATAGAAGAGATGACTGAAATTGTCAACGACTTAAATGACAATTTTCCAAATATAGAAAAAGTAGATTTTGCAGGCGGTGAAGTATTGTACCAAAAACAGTTCTTTCCTTGTTTGGAATTACTAGGTCAACACCCAAACGCTAAAAACATGACGTTGTGTTTTCATTCTAATTTCAATGCTAAATTTGATCCTGTTCGTTTATACGAATTATTAAGTGTCTTCGGTAAAGTTACTATTATGTTGAGTATAGACAGCGGCAGAAACATATATCCTTACTTTAGAACTGGTAATTGGGATGTACTAAAATCTAATGTTGATACGTTCAAAGCACTAGACAAGAGAAAAAAGATGGATATAAATTTAGTTTGCACAACTAGCGTTTATCAAATTATGGACATCGAAAATATTATAGAGAGTTTTCTCAGTTTAGATATAGATTGGATTAAAAGTAGCATTGTATATACGCCTAAATATTTAAATCCAGCAATTCTTATGCATAATTTTGAAGAGTATATTCGACAAGACTTGCAAGCAGCACGCTTACTTGTTGATGCAGAAAAAATAAAAAGATTTGCTAACATAGAAGTGTATTCTAAGTTAAGATCGTGGAGGAAAGGAAAGCAACATTTTGCAGACATTGACAGTGCATATACTGCACTAGACGGGATAGAGGATTATATTTTTAATCATAAAGCAGAAGTAAATCAGTACGAAGCATTCTTAGTTTATATCAAGAAGACTGATTTGATTTGGAAACAAAATTTTAATGATCATTTTGTTAAGTACAAATACGAAAATAATAAAATAGTTAGGAAAGAATAATGATGGATTTTACAGCATCAAATAAATTGTACGCATCTGCGGATCCTGCGTTAGGAATTAATCTTTATAAGTTCGACGGTTTAGATATACCATTCAACCCCGACTGGAAGAACATTGGTATTAATCTAAGCGGCGGCGCCGATAGTAGTTGCTTGTTAATGTTATTAAGTAAAATAATATTGCAAACAGGAAGCAAATGCCGTGTGCATGTAATTCAGCATCACCGTTGCTGGAATATTCGCCCATGGCAATCGTTTATTGCACAACAGGTATTTGATAAATTTCAATCTTTGTTTCCTGGCATAGAATACATACGCTATAAAAATTTTATCCCTGTGTCATTAGAATGGGGCGTTCTTGGTCCTATTACTAAAGATGCTAAAGGTCGTGATCGCAGCGGAGATCAGATTATAGTAGATGAATTTAACGAATACGTTATGTATAACGAAAACTTAGACGCTTTGTATAACGGTACTAGTCGCAACCCTGATGTTGATCTTCCGCACAAAATGATGAACAGAGAAAAGGCGCCCGAAGAAGGAGAATTACGCGACTTAATGCTTAAAAAGCGCAAGGGAATAGTTTTATTGCCATTTAAGTTTGTTCGCAAGGACTGGATCGTTGCAGAATTTTATCGACAAGGACTGGAAGATTTGTACAACACAACTCGTAGTTGTGAAGGAAACGTTGGTCATCCTACTAGTGCAGACATAATCCTTTCGCTCGATGACTACAAGCCCGGAATGTACGTTCCGTTATGTAATGAATGTTTCTGGTGCTTAGAAAGAAACTGGGCAGACGGCAAACTACAAGAAACACTTGCAAAATTCAATGACTAATACTTTTTGCCCTATACCTTGGAACTTTCAAGCTATACGTGCCAATGGCGACGTGCGTATTTGCTGTCAAGCCAACGTAACTAATAACCAAGGTGTTATCCGCAAGGCAGATGGTTCTGCTTATAATGCAGGCCGTGATGACTTGCTCAAGGCACGTAATGCAGAACTAATGAAGATAGTTCGTAAAAATATGTTAGCGGGAGAGTGGAGTGAAGAATGTGGTCGTTGTAAAAGTGAAGAAGCAAACGGATTGGTTAGTAGACGTAGTTATGAAAATCAACAATGGCCTATGCAGATTGAGACGGTTGCGAATAGAACAGCCAAGGACGGAAGCATAAACGTAAACGACTTTCCTGTACATTACTATGACTTACGCTTTGGTAACTTCTGTAACTTGAAGTGCCGCATGTGCGGTCCAACGGATAGTAATGCCTGGTATGATGATTGGATCGAACTAACTGGCACTAGCGAGTTTAAAGATACAGGCGGTATCGTACAAATAACAAAAACAGATAAAGGCTACGATGTTCCCCAGTTTGATTGGTGCAATCACGAGCCATTTTGGGAACAGCTAGAAAAGAACATGCATAATATTGAGCATGTTTATTTTGCAGGTGGCGAACCAATGCTGATCGAACGACATTACGATTTCCTTGAGCGTTGCGTTAACAGTGGCGCAGCCGAGAAAATGGTTATTGAATACAATACTAATATGAGCACAGTGCCTACTAGAGTATTAAACCTTTGGGCACAGTTTAAGCAAGTGCGTGTAGGTGCAAGTGTCGACGGCATGGGCGCAGTGTTAGAATATCAACGCAATCCTGCCAAGTGGGGTAAAGTATTAGCAAACTTATACAAAGTCGATGCGCTACCTAATAACGTTATCAGTTGGCTTGCTTTTACAGTTACAGCTTATAATGTATTGCATATGATTGACTTTATGAAATGGAAGCTAACTGAAAGTAAATTTAAGCGAATAAACAGTAGCAACCGTAGACCTATAGTAACATATCATGTTGCCCATCATCCAAAGCATTTAAACATCCGTGTATTGCCTGCAGAATTTAAACAAGAAGTAGCTCACCGCTATGCTGAGTTTTTGCAATGGGTAGAACAAGGCAACTTCAATGAGCATGTCGAGCGTCATGCAAAAGAAATTGCTAATGGTGTAGTTAGTTATATGTCAAGTGAAGACTATCACGATAAACACTGGCACGAGTTTGTTAAATACACAGAAGATTTAGACCGTATCCGCGGCGAATCTGTTACATATATAGAACCAGAATTTAAAAAATACATATGAGCGATTTAATCTCAAATTACAAAACACTAGACTTGCTAACCGGAAGTGTTTTCCAAGTTACATGGGACCTTGGTCGCAGATGCAACTATGATTGCAGCTACTGCCCTGCAATTAGGCATGACAATTTTAGTTCCCATGCAAGTCTAGAAGAACTTAAGAAAAATGCAGACTTTGTTTTCAAATATATTAGTTTGTATATGAAATATCGTAACTATAAAGAAGCAAGCATCAGTTTTACTGGCGGTGAGCCAACAGTTAATCCAAACTTTATTGAGTTTATTAAATATTTGAACGAAACGTATGAAACAAACTATAAAGATCAATTTGTATGTACATTTGCATTAACAAGTAACGGAGCAATGAGTCCTAAAATGGCAGATGCAATTGTTGAGCATATGAGTCACATTACAATAAGTTATCACACAGAAGCAGATCAAAGTATCAAGGACAATGTGCTAGAGAGAATTCAACAAATTTATACTAACGGTCCTGCAAAATGGTGCACCGTTAGTATAAATGTAATGTTTCACGCTCAGTATTTTGATGAATGTGTTAAAGTTTGCGAATTTTTGGATAGTAAAGGCATCGGTTATGTTCCGCGGGTCATAGGGGAAGAACCTGATAGCCGACCTAGTTTTGCACATAAATATTCCGATGAGCAGCTCAAGTGGATGAAAGACTACTGGGCAAAGAAAAATAAAAAGGTACAGGAACAACATGGCTGAAGAGAAAAAACTTGGGATGAAGATCGGTCGCCCTTGCTGCGGCGGTAGAACAATGTGTTTTAGTAGCGGCGGCGAAAGCATCACTGGCACATTTAGCGGACAACGAGAATTTAAAAGCTGGCATTGCAGTGTAAATTGGTTCTTCTTTCATATAGAACAACAAACAGGTAATGTATTCCATCACCAAACTTGCCAAGCGCAGTTCGGTGAAACGCGAGGTCCTATCGGAACGCTACAAGATAGCGACAAGATATTAGAAGAACTAGAACGCAATTTACAAAATCAAACAATGCCTACTATTGTATGTCCCCGTAAAACTTGTGGTTGTGGTATGTGTGCGCCGAAAAGTATCGAAAAAGAAGATTATAAGCGTGTATTTTTTGGACATGTAAACGATACTAGTATTTTTAATAAGACGTTAAACAAATAATCGATACATTGTTACATTTCTAATGTCGAAATACTACTGCCCAATACCATTTCATCACATAGCAATGCGTCCTAACGGGACTATGCAACCGTGCTGCTATTTTAATCACCAAGATATTCCCCAAGATTTTACATTAGCTTATAAAAATTTGTTTTACGAACATCCGTTTATGAAACAAATGAGAGATGACCTTCGCAAAGACAAACCAGTTAACGGGTGTAGCAAATGTTATAAAGCAGAACAACTCACAGGCAAAAGTATGCGAACAGAGTATATTGCAGAAAGTCGATTGGGATTTAGTGATACTCCTCCTTCAGAGCCTGTTCTAACATACATAGATTTAGCATTGAGTAATGTGTGTAATAATCGTTGCCGCATGTGTGGATTCGAATTGAGTACAAATTGGTACAGCGATAGTAAGAAGTTGGGAAGAGAAATTCCTCACGGCCTTATACAACATAAAAACGATTTAACTGATATAGACTTTAGCAAGATTAACTATATTAAAATGATCGGCGGCGAACCTTTGATGGAGCAGGACAAGTTTATCGCAGTACTCGAAAAATGTAAGTTAAACGAGTTAAACATCCTAGTAACTACAAATGCAACAGTAAGGCCAAACAACAAGCTGCTGGCGCTATTACAACAGTGTAAAAAAGTTCGTTGGAATTTAAGTATAGATGCGTTCGGTCCGTTAAATGACTTTTTGCGAAAAGGAAGTTACTGGGATGAAGTAAAAGAAAACATTGCATGGTTTGCAATCAACTTTTATAAGAACGTTAATATAAACGGGGTTGTTAGCATTTACAACTCAAATAATTTTTTCGAGCTAACAGATTACACATCTAAACACCATCCGGAAGTTAATGTTAAATTCAATATGATAGATGGTGTTGATTATATGCACCCCAAGCATTTGCCTGACTCGGCTAAACAGTACTTAATAAAAAAGATATCAGCACTTGATTATCCTGTAGCGCCCAGAGTAGTTGATGCACTCAAGCAACACGGCGACTTTAGTCTTTTCTTAAAAGAAGATACTGTTATGAATGAACTCAGAAACGAAACATGGTATGAACTTAATCCAGAGCTGTTTGAATTAATTAAAGACTACTTGCCTTAAATATCATACATGACAACCATAACTGATTTGCCTTTGCGTCAATTGCAACTAGAAGCAGCCCGTGTAATAAGTACAATGCCTGCCACGAATGATAACATATACAAATTTAATATTGCTAGCAGACATAACAGCCAAGGCTGGTATATTGCGGCTATCGAATGGTATGTAAAAGAATACGGCGGCTTGCCAAGCGAAGTCGGACCCGGTAAAGACGTTAAAATGATATACGAACAAGATGAGTGATGATTTAAAGAAAAGCGCATACGACTTTACTAAGATACCATACAAGGATATAGTAAGGGTGGGACAAAGAACAATGCTATACCGTGACATGTTCACAGTAAGCTGGTTGCTAGGGCGCTACTGTAACTATCGTTGTAGCTATTGCTGGCCCTATGCCCGCAGTGATAAAAAAGATCATCGTCCTACACCTTTAATGCTTAAGACAGTTGACGAGATTAAACGTCAAGCTCGTGAACGTGGCTTTAATAGTTTCCACTTTAGTCTAAGTGGCGGCGAGCCAACATTCCACCCTGCTTACATTGACATCTTAAACTACTTGAATGATGACGTACACAATACAAACTATACCAGCGTACACATGACAAGTAATATGAGTCGTCCTTTAAAATGGTTTGAAGAAAAGTATGTGCCCGCAGTAAAGAACTTCCATCGTGCAAGTATCACAGCAAGTTGTCATCGCGAGCACGTGGATACAGACGACAAGGTTCGAGAGTTTGCCGATAAATTAGTCTTATGTCAGGACTACGATACACAGATTACCGTTAACCAAGTTATGGTACCTGAACAGTTCTATGAGATATATGACTTAGCCCTTTACTTCCATGAACGTGGCATCAACGTTACACTAAAGCCACAAAGCGATCCTACTGCGAGTAGAGTTGTTGATGGCTACACTGATGACATGTTGGAAAAGTTGCACAACGGTATGCCGCAACGTGCCTTTACGGAACAAAAAGCAGCAGTAGCAGGACTAGTGGCTCGCCCAAAGCCTACATTTAAGATTGACGAAGCACGTACAATGCAAAAGCAAACTTACAGTCAAGGTGTGCCACAACACTTCCAAGTAGAATTTATTGATAAAGATGGCGAGACTTGGTTCATGGATCAAGCAGAACGCTTTAACGCATTCAACTTTAACAACTTTAACAAGTGGGAATGTAGCAGTGGTTACCGCAGTATTATTATTCGCGAACCTGATGGAACAGTTAAGCGTAGCTACAGTTGCAGCGAAGTTCCACTTGGTCATATCGAGACCGGATTCAAGTTATATGACAAGCCAATGCCTTGTGGCGGAACAAGTTGCGTAAGTAGTGCAGATAGTAAGATACCAAAAAGAGCACCTGGCACTAAATTGCCGCTGTTCCCAGGAGATACAACATATGAAGATACTAGTAGCAGGTAACAGTGAGTACGGTCTAGCACAAGCTATCCGCCAAGAGTTAACAGACTATGATATAACTTTTCTAAGTAGGAAAAGCGGATACGATTTAACTCGTGCAGAGCAACAGGCACGATTTGCCGAAGCAGCCGTTGACTTTGATGTTATTATATTATGCAGTGCTCTTTGGAAATTTAACCAAACGTTATTACTAGAAGCAGTTTATAAAAAGACAAAAGCAGAAGGAAAAAGCCCTTTGATTATCTGCATAGGTAGCACTACTGATAGAGTAAACAAAGCGTCTGACTGGTTATATAGTGCAGAGAAAAAAGCTCTACGTGACTATGCTAATAGTCTCAGTCTATCCGGAGTATGGAACAAATGTCCGCGTGTCACTTATATTAGTTTTGGTACATTAACTAATATGCAACATAAACATCCTGACAGAAAAACTTTACAGATAGAAAAAGCCGCTCAATATATCAAATGGATAATAGAGCAGCCCGAAGGAACACACATCAACGAACTAAGTGTTGATCCTGTGCAGTAAGTTAAACAGCCATAGCAGCTTTAATAGCACTGTGACTAACATAGCCATCTAGTTCAATGTCTGCCATAGTAAATCCGTCTATATTATCCACGGCAGGATTTAGTTTTAGAGTAGGTAATGCTAGTGGTTCCCTAGCCAGCTGCTCGCGAACTTGTTCTACGTGGTTAAGGTAAATGTGCGCATCGCCTACTGTGTGAACGAACTCGCCTACCCCCAATCCGCACACTTGTGCAATCATATGCGTAAACAAGCTATAGCTGGCAATGTTAAACGGAACACCTAAAAAGAAGTCTGCACTACGCTGATACATTTGGCAGCTTAACTTTCCGTTGCGAACATAGAACTGTGCAAAACAATGGCAAGGAGGTAGTGCCATTTGGTCAATCTCCCCAGGATTCCAAGCAGTAAGGATATGCCTACGACCTTCTGGATCTCGTTTAATGCCTTCTATTAGTTGTGCAAGTTGATCCACTTCCTTGCAGTGTAATCCGCCTTGTACGTGATACGTTGTACCAAAGTCGTCTTTAACAGTTTGCTCTCGAGTCTTACTTATAGCTTTCCACTTACGCCATTGTACACCGTAAACACGGCCAAGATCGCCGGCATACTCTGCTTTTGATTGCCAATAGTTTGCACCTGCATTAGCAGTCCAGATCGTTGACTTATCGGTATCACGAGTTCCGTGTAGAATCTCTGCTAGCCTGCGTTCATCACCGCTTCCTTCTATAAACCAAAGTAGTTCGCTAACTACTGCACGCCACGCCAACTTTTTAGTCGTGACAGCAGGGAAACCTTTTGATAGATCATATCGAGACTGCATACCGAATACGCTGATTGTACCAGTACCAGTTCTGTCTCGTGCTTCTACGCCATTGTCTAAAATAAATCGTAAATCTTGCAAATAAGTTTTCATCTTTTCCAAACCTCAAATGCTAACGCATCTCGTTCTTGTCTTTCTACGATAGAAAAACCATCTAATAAAGCGTCGACGTCGACAAAAGTATCGCAGTTAAACTCGCCTTTAAATCGTGTAAGATAAATTAAGTCTATACGATCCTTTAAGCTGGTTATCAGTCGACTTCCTCCTATGACAATAGCATCGTTGATAAAAGGATCGTCGATTGAGTTGACTGTTATAACATCAGGAACGTTGATAAATTGGCTGCTAACAACTACATTAAGTCTGTTTGCTAAAGGCTTTGGAAAACAAGGATCATCCCAAGTTCCTCGGCCCATGACAATTTTGCAGCCCATAGTGTGTTGTTTAAACCAAGCAAAATCTTCCTTGTTATGCGGCCAAGGAAGAGTTCCGTTTTTGCCTATACCGTTTTTTGCATCTACTGCAAGTATTGCTTTCATTTATCCTTGCCAAATTGATTGGTTAGTAAATTACGAACATATTGAACAACTTTGCCTTTGATCTTTGCACTGTCGATAAACACTTCGATATCGTGTATATTGTCCTTTAAGTGCTCAAGTCCTTGTGCCTTTAAAAGATCTTTTGCATCTTTCATCCCTGCAAGTTCTTCTTGATCAAATTCAATTGTATCGCCGTTTAACAATTTTAATTGAATGTGTGTTATGTATTCGATAGGAACCTCTTCCATGACCACATCTTTAAGGATCTCTTCAAAACTTCTATCCTTTTTTCTAATTGCCATGTGTTAGATTCCTCTATTACTTTTTTGGCGGACGACCGCGCCCTTTTTTTGCTGGCTCTGTTGTTGATGCTACAGATTTTTTTTGTTGCACTACTGAGCCAGTAGTTTGCGGATCTAATGTATCTGCTTCTGCATACAAGCGCTCTGCTTCTTTACGGAAGAAAGCAGCTTGGCTTCGCATTTGATTTGCAATTTGGCTATCACTTAGTGTACCTGGTGCATTAGCAGGTTCTTCCACACTTGTGTTGCCACTAATGTCACCGCTGGTTGTGCGTCCATCGTTGTTAAGTTGTCCGAGTTGCGCATTAAGGTCGCTTAGTTTGATCTTAATCTCGCGTGTTGGCAACATGGTAATTTCGCTAGTAGGAAACTTTCGTAGCCATCCGCTCATGTGCATAGCTTCTAGCATACCGCGTCCATCATGGAATGTTGCACGAGTTGCAAATTTAAAAAAGTCCATGTCTTCTTGTGCGCTAGCACCTTCAACACTGCTAATTAAATCGTCATGGTATAGTTGCGGCAAACTCTCAGTTTCAACAACAAGGCAAGAGCCTGCTTCTCCCGGGATTTCTCGGAAGACAACAACACACTTCTTGCCGGTTGCGTCTACTTGCCCAACGTGTTTGATAAATTGGGGCATAATAGTCTCCTATTAAGCGCCTGTAGATTCGGCTGCTGGTGCTTCGCCTTCTGCGGCAGCAGCATTAGCCTGTTCGTTTGCATTCTTGAGGAATTCATTCAAACGAGCAGCAGTGTCACCAATTGCGCCAACTTCTAAAATGCTAAAAGTCCCACGCTTAATAGCGATGTCAACAGCAGCAAGCAAAATGCTCAAATCATTAATGGTCATATCTAACTCCTTTTGTGTAATATACCTATTCTATTTATAGGGTAGGTTCTTTATTATATACTGCTATTTGCACAAAGTCAAAAAAAAGGACTCCGAAGAGTCCTAAATTTAAAAGTTTATTTTTATTATTATACGGTTTCTTTGCTAAACGTATAGTGAGCAGTGACACCAAATGGTGCTTCAATCTGCTCGTTGCCATGAATAACAAACAGGCTGTCGCAGTAGTTCTCGTCACCCCAGCTACCGCAAGGGTAACCGTCTGTAAACATGATAAACTGCTTGGGCTCAATACCTTCGTCCTTCATATAACGGAAACAAGCATCAAAGTCTGTGCCGCCGCCGCCTTGAGGATCGTAGTCGTAAATGTCTTCGGCGCCATCTTCTGTAAATGTCACAGGATTATACACTTCTGTGTCAAAGCTAAACACATGGATGCTATATGTAGTGTACATATCCATCATGCCCTTAACCTCACTCAAGAAGTCCTGTGCCATAGCAGTGCTGATAGATCCTGACATGTCGATAGCAATAACCACATCCAAGTGCTCTGCTGGCAACATGCCGGGGAGCACTGCACCAGTATGCCAGCCCTTGCGGCTTGGACGCATAAAGCTATAGTTATTCTTCAGACTAGATTCCAATTGGATGCGAAGCAGGTCTTGCCAACGCATTTTAGGCGCGGTGAACTGCTGGATCAGTCGACGAATGCCAGCAGGTGTGTTGCCTGCGCCTGCCGCTTGGGCACTTTGCAGGATAGCTTCCTTCATCTCGTCGCGAATCTTCTTAGCAGTTTCCTCGTCAATCTTAATACCCGAGCTTTTGCTCTTACCATCACTACCCGGCTTTGGGTTACCGTTCTCGTCTTCTTCACCTTCTTTACCGGAGCCGTCCAAGTGCATGTCCAATGTTACTTGGACTTTGACAGCGTTTTTAACCAGCTCGTCGTAGACTTCTTCGGCAGTCATATCGCGATACTTGGTATCGTGCAAAATTTGCACAGCAGTGATCTTCTTGCCAACGTTATTTTGGATCAACATGTCGTTGATGAGATAGTCACCTGCCATGTTCCAAATAGCAGGATCTCGGTCGCCACGGCGGCCCATGTGATTATAAACGCAGTGCCCGACTTCGTGTCCAAACAAGAACACAAGCTCGTCGTCGTCTAGCTTGTTGATAAAGTCTGTGCAGTAGTAAAAATGGCGCCCATCAGTTGCCGCAGTTGCCAGCCACTCACTGGCTTCTACTAGCTTCATACGAGTAGCCAAGTTGCCCCAAAAGGGGTGTTTTAGCAACATACGAACACGGGCTTTAGTAAGACGGTCACGAACATCGAGTTTCATATAATTCCTTAGTAATGCTTTATTATAAAGCCAAAGTTATTTTGTGTCAATTAATTTTGGCACTGGATTTAACGCGGTCAAAGATATATGCCGCACGTTTTACGTCAAAGTTTTTATGCTTATACATATAGGCCTTCTTACGCTCTGCAATTTCCAATGCCTCCATCAACTTAAACTTGTCATTAAAGTTTTTAGTCTGCATTAGTTCTTTTTGCATGTCCATAATGTCAAGGGCATACTCGATCCACTTTTCCGTTGCTTTTACTTTGTCGTAAGGTACAATGCCTTTAGACCTTCCGGCAGTAGAGGAATATTTGTTAAAGTAACCAGCAACTTGCATAGCAGAACTCCTTAAAAATTAAATTATAACAGAGTTTTGATTTTATGCCAATTATTGTTTCAGGAAACAATAAATAGTTCATGCTAAACGATATACTAGACCAGGACTTATATAATCATTTTATTCCTGTGATTTGGCCTGCAAATCACATGGGTTCGTTTTTAATGAACCTGCTATTCGACGGTGAAGATCGAGAACCAAATCTGGTTGTAATGGATCCAGTAACATACGAATGGCACCGCAGAGATTCATTGCACAATGTATTCGGAGACGTACGTTTGATATACATATTAGCAAGCTATATAAAAAAACTGCGATTAACAAATCATATAAACGAAAGCACTGTTATGAGACTAGCATTTAACTTGACCATCAAATATGATAAAAAAACTTTAATTCAAATCACTGATGGTAGTTTAGACCTGTCCGAATTGTTAATCAACGACCCGATTAGTCTTTTGATCGAAAGAGATAGTTTATTTGCATCGTTTAAGTACTTAAAAATGCACTGTTACAAACCGCTAGAATCTACTAACAGAACCTTTAATTTTTCAAAAAAAATCTTTGCCTATTATCCCGAAAACAAAAGTTGGATTCCGACAATTTTAGGATGGCACAAATGCCATAGAGATTTCCGCGTTCGAGAAATGCACGGGGATGTTGCAGGTCACTCGTTTAAAGAGTATAAACAAAATGTGTTAGGTTCTGCAACTGATTCTGATATTAGTATAGACATGTATAATCTCGTAATACAAAAGAACTACAATGCGATACTAGATGTTATACCAGATTTTAAATTTACTAACGATAAGATTAGAATTCTCGAGATTGCCCACGATACTACGTTAGAAATATTAAACAAATTTAATATGGATCACAATCTTGATATTCCTATGAATTTAAAATATTCTGAATTTCTAAAAACATACAACCTAGACCCGCATAGTAGTGAAATTATGCGCTAATTGTTCGTATGTAGCTCTGAGCATTTTGATCAATTGCTCACATGCTAGCTCATTCATTGACAATGTAATAGCTCCGTAGTCGTCACCGGACATGACAGTCAAAGTGGTAAAGCCATCTGCTCTACGACCAACCCTGTAATATTCTTTTGGCTGTTCCTTCGCAGGCTGAACCGGAGGCACTTTTGGTACAACCTTGGGGTCGGGGAATTTAATCACGTTCTTGGGCTCAGTGTCTTTCATAAATTTCTCAAAGCCTAAAAATTCAAAGAAGTTCATCGCTTTTCCTTAGTTTTTTCCGTATTTCTTTTTCTTCGTCTGTCTTTGCAGTCCAGATCACACTATTGTATCCTTTGGAGAACAAGTAAGTGTCGCAGGCAACAAACACACTTAGAAAGATCCAGAACCCTAGCCATTCCATTACATACTCCCAAAGGCACCGTGCTTGCCAGCATTTGGGTTTTCGCAACGAACACCTTTACCAAACTCGTCCAGGATTTGGCGAGCATGACCGTTCTCTCCAACTACAAACTTGTAGCTTTCAATGCATCGAATTTCGGTTAACCCATTAACACCAATGCTAAGTGAGTTACTTGGTGTAGTGCCGTTGACTACACCAAGTGCAAGCAACCCAACAATACCAACGATCACAACTGCAATCATCATTTCAATTAGAGTAAATCCACGCTGTTTCATTATTCAACTCCGAAATGATGTTTAATCTTAGCAACACCGATACTCACTGCCGCTATATGTGTAGCATCAACTAATTTCTGGTGTTCTTCATTGGAAATTTTCAGTGGCGTTAATTCTTGTAATTGGTTCAAACATTCCCGAACAATCAACTCGGCAAAATGTCCAAATTCTTCCCCGATGCCCATTGCCTCGAGTACAAAATCATACATACCAGCCTGTTCAGCAAGTTCTCGAATTCGTTCGTTCATTCTTCAACTCCGAAATGTTGTTTGATATCTTCACGACACATCATTGCACCATCACGGAAACTACCAACATAGTCAGAAAGTTCCACATCTTCTTCCACATCAGTGCATAGTGACATACATTCTCGGACAATCAACTCGGCGAACCTTTCGAACTCATTCAGTTTTGAAACTTCAACAAAGAAAGAATCATCACTGACTTTTTGGTTGATAGACATTGCCCGAAATGCAAGTTCTTTAATTCGTTCGTTCATAACCCAAACCTTAATCTAAAAGTAAATGCATCTTCTGCATTTCTAAACCAAATGTTCTTATAACCCAACGGGTGATAAAAATCTAATCCTTTAATACCTACGCTACGGAACCAAGCAGTATGTTCATTCCGGTTTTTAACATCTATCTCTACAATGTGCCAAGAGTCTTTAGCACGTTTGTAATACTGGTCTAGTTCTTCTCTTGTTATATCTGTAGTGCCTAGCACACTTCTAACATATTCCAAGTCTCCATAGACTAGCTCAATTACATACTGAGAAAGGGGGAGCAAGTCCCCCGATCCCAGCGTTTTAGTTGCTGACGTCAACGACAAGGTGTGCATAACGCTTGAAGAAGTCCGGGAAGTTCTTCAGCTTCTTGTGGTCGAAGGGCAAGTTGTAGTTCTTGAGCGCAGTGTGAGCACCCATGATAACCATTTCTGGTTCAAAATTGTCCATCATGAACTGGATAAAGTTCTCGCAGTTAGTATGCCATGTGTCCAACTTACCAGACTTTTTAGCAGTCTCGTAGTTGTCTTTGAGCTCATAGCACATACCAGTGGTCAAACTGTACATAGCGGACACTTCCTTAACTTTGAGTTCCTTGACCTTACCGGCCAGGATGTCTGCAGGGTTAGGCAAGTCTGCGGCAATCTTACGATGTGCCATAAACTTGATAGCCAAGCCTTCGCCGATACAACCTGCCACCATGTCTGTCTGCTCGTTCTCGGTCATCTCGTCATCGATCAGATCAGACACAAAGCTCCAAGAGCGCGGAGTAGCAAAGCTACGGTCATGCACACTTGGGTCAAAGTTGTAAAGGTCACCCTTGGCATAGTTCAAGTAGCCAACCACGTCTTGGTGGATACGATTTTGCAGTGCCCAAACGTTCCAGTCTGCAAAGTCAACGCGAAGTTCAAAGTGAACAAAGCGGTTAGCCAGCGGAGTAGGCATACGATAAGTAACACCCTTGTCAGTCATTCGGTTACCAGCCGCCATAATAACCACGTTATCGGGCAGTTCGTAAGTACCAACCTTACGGTTAAGGATCAGCTGGTAAGCCGCGCTTTGCACAGCTGGGGGAGCACCTGCCAGTTCGTCCAAGAACAAGACAACCACAGGATGTTGGCTTGCAAACTCCTTAGTAGGCAGTTCGCTTGGAGCAGCCCAGCTCATGGTATTCTCTTTTGCATTGTAGTATGGAATACCTTTAATGTCGGTAGGTTCCCACAGGTTCAAACGCACGTCGATAAGTGCTCCGCCCATCTCATCTGCCAGTTGAGCAGCCAGGTCGGATTTACCAACACCCGGAGGACCCCACATGAACACGGGACGCTTGGCCTTCATAGCACGACGAACAAGTCGCTTGGCTTCGCTGATTTTAACTGTACGACCTTCGGTCACTGCTTCTTTTTTAGCCATTGCATTTACTCCTTAAATGTTTTGCAATATGTATATTATACGAGGTTTTGGAATTTGTGTCTATTTTAGACAGCGGTGTTGATATAGGGTTTGTCCCACTTGCCAATGTTGACATCAACATACCAGCCCACATTAAAGTAGTCGGTTTGGATATCACTATGGTCGTGATTGCCGTTGTTCATAGCAGGAATCACTTCGCTCAAGAACTTAAGAGCTTTACCGTCAAAGTGTTCTTTGTACCAGTGAGTATTAACGTCGATACTCTTGGTAGCAGGCTGGAAGGGCAAGTGTGCAGGACGGGGTTTCGCACCGCAAACTTTGTTATAGTTGCCCAGAAAGTCAACGCTACCACTCTTAATGTTGAGAACCAAAGTGCTGTGATGACGGACAGCCAGGGAGGCTTTAACGCCGTACTTCTTGCAAATAGTTTTGATACGGGGTGCCAACTTTGCTTTAAGTTCTTGGGAAACAAATGCCATCTTCAACTCCTGTTTTGTTACGCTATGTATGTATTATATGTCCAAAAC